TTCAACCGTAGGTGGTGGATATTTTAATACTGCAAGTGGTTATTATTCAACCGTAGGTGGTGGATGTGGTAATACTGCAAGTTGTTGTTTTTCAACCGTAAGTGGTGGAAGAGATAATACTGCAAGTGGTAATGCTTCAACTGTAAGTGGTGGACATAGTAATACTGCAAGTTGTAGTGGTTCAACCGTAAGTGGTGGATATAGTAATACTGCAAGTTATTATAATTCAACCGTAAGTGGTGGTCAGGGTAATACTGCAAGTAGCGGTGCTTCAACCGTAGGCGGTGGTCGTTGTAATACTGCAAGTGGTTGTTATTCAACCGTAAGTGGTGGATATTGTAATCTTGTTAATAATCAATACGACACAATTGCAGGTGGATTTTGTAACATTATCAATGAAAATCCCATAACAACTGGTTGTGGTTATTCCTTTATCGGTGCTGGATGTTGTAATATAATTGATGGTCAATCTACGGTAATTGCTGGTGGTACTAACAACTGCATTATTGGTGATTCATTTTGTAGTTCAATTCTCGGTGGATATAATAACACCATTGATATAATTAACAATGCACACATCATTGGTTCTAATGTAACTGCTCTTTCTGCTAACTTTACATATGTAAATGCATTGGAAGTTGCTGATTCAAATTCATCAGTAATTCTTAAGAGTGCAAACGGAACACGTTATAGAGTATTTGTTACAAATACTGGATCTCTTTCATCGGTTCGTGCATAAAAAATCACTAGAAATAGTATCAATCAAAGATAAATATTAATAGAAAGGAATCGCCTCTTATGGGTGTAAGGGGGATACAACGAATCCATAAACAACCAACCAAAAAAAAAAACAAAAATAAAATGAATATCGTAACACAACCTCAACAAACAGTAAGTCTTTCAGCCGTCAATATCTTGGCAGTTAGAGATTTATTTGAAGAGAAGACGATCATTGCTCGTGTAAAAGGTCTTCCTCGTCCAGTAGTTCTCTGGAAGGGTGATGCCGAATACACAGCCGCTGGTGTTTGGACAAATGAATCCGCAACAGCAAGAGCAACTGAAGTTCTTTCCGCTCCTGTAGTTCAATGGGCATAATCTTCTAGTTAGTTAGATTCAAAAAGGCTTTGCTAAAAAATAGCAAAGCCTTTTTTCTTGCATTTTAAACATTGTTGATATAATGTACTAAGTGTATGAAAAAATATTGTACATTTCCAGATCAAAGTAAATTTGAAATTCATTCAATTTTAGATGTAACAGAAACTCAAACATATATATGTTATTATGATGAAAATATAGCTCAAGTTCTTTGGGTTACAAACGATTTTATAACCAATGATTGATTACGTTGATGTTATTGTTGGTCTTGCTTGGGGTGATGAAGGCAAGGGTAAAATTTCAAGTGCAATGGCGAAAGACTATGATATGGTCTGTCGTTGGAACGGTGGACCGAATGCTGGTCATACTGTTTATTTAGATGGGAAAAAATATAAAACTCATTTAATTCCTTGTGGTATTTTTCACGGAAAACCTTCTATTATCGGTCCTAATTGTGTAATTAATATTGATAAATTTTATGAAGAAATCCAATATCTTAAAGAAAACGGGTTTGATACGTCTTTGGTTAAAATCCATCCAAATGCTCATGTTATTACAAACGATCATATATCGTATGATTTAAATGTACTCAAACCTAAACTTGGAACAACAGGTCAAGGTATTGCGCCTTGTTATGCTGATAAAATGGTTCGTTCTGGCTTACAGATTAAAAACTATATCACATCAAATTATCTATGGGATGGAAAAATATATGGAAAAGTATTATGCGAAGGAGCACAATCAATCTGGTTGGATATCAATTATGGAGTTTATCCATATGTAACAAGTTCTGAAACTTTCCCACATAACGCATGTTCTCTTGGATTTTCTCCAAAAAAGATTCGTGAAATTATTGGGGTTGTAAAAATATATGATACTAAAAGTGGAGTAGATCCATTATTTCCCGAATCGCTTTGGGATAATGATGAACTTAATAAGATTATAGAAGAAGGAAAAGAATTTGGTACTACTACCAATAGAAAAAGACTTGTAAATTATCTTAATGTTCCACTGTTATTACAAGCTATCAATCTTTCTGGTGTAACTAAACTTATCATTAATAAATGTGATGTATTAGAAACTTTAAATATCTATAAACTTTTTATCAATCAAATTAGGACTTATAATTCTTTAGATGAAATGAAAGATGTTATTCGTCTTTATATTTCTAATGGAAATATCAACGGAATCACAGAAGATGATATTGTATTTTCTGGAGATTCGACTAAAATATAATGACATTTTTACCTCGTGGTGTAATGGTAGCACAAGAGTTTTTGGCACTCTTTGTCATAGTTCGAGTCTATGCGAGGTAGCTTTAGGGTAGGTCGCATAGCGGCAATTGCTGGAGACTGTAAATCTCCCCTCTTCGGAGTTCAGTGGTTCGAGTCCACTCCTACCCATTATTTTTATTATTGATAATTTTTTTATTATGTTTATACTTATTTGTGATGAAAGGTATACATAAAAAATTTAACAAAAATTTATTTAAACAAAATGATCCTAAATCTAGAACTATTATTAAGAATTTTTTCAAAACACATAATATCACACTAGTTGATAATAAAGACCCGTATGGTGTTGATCTTATATCCGAAGATGGTTCTTTAAGAATTGAAATCGAAAGACGGATAAATTGGGACTCTGTTAATTTCCCATTTGATGAAATTAACCTACCAGAAAGAAAAAATAAATTCTTTACGGATGGTAAAACATCTTATATAATAATATCAAAAGACTACTCTCACATAGGAATCATAAGCAAAAAAAATATATCAGAATATATTAATGAACAAAATTTAAAAGAAAACAAGAACAGATTGGTAAAAAATAAAGAATTTTTTTATAAATTACCAAAATCAAAATTCACATGGATAAAAATATAAAAATTAATTACAAAATTACAGAAATACACCCAAAGATATTTTTAGTAACAATAGACAATTCATACGACCTTACGATGACTTTTTGTAGGGTTCAAGAATTTTACGAATCTCCATTTAAAAAAATAAGAGGTAAAGTTTTTAATATGATAGATTTTCAGAGACTATATACTTTTCATCGTGGGGAAGAGTTTTTTTCTTATCCTATTGATTGGTCTGGTTTTAATATACCATCAAATGTAATTGAAAACTTTTTTAATGTTTTTAATGTTAATGTCGATAACTGGGATTATAATATTTATGATAAAGTTTTTGAAGATATATGTTCCGATATTAGAAAAAAAATAAAATCGAATGATAGATATTATATCATAGCATCTCAACCACATAAAAAAGATATAATCGATCATGAAGTGTGTCATGCTTTTTATTATTTGTATCCTCATTATAAAAAACAAGCTAATTTGATTATTAAAAAATTACCAAAAAGCATTTTCAATAAAATGAAAAACACATTAATTGATCTTGGTTATGCTCGTAATGTAATCAATGATGAGATACAAGCATACGTAGGAACTGATTATGATGCAATAACACAAGATGTAAATCTTGGTGGTGAACAAAAAATTATAATTGACAATATCCAAAAAGAGCTTAAGATATTAAGTAATAAGATACACACGAGTAACTCAGGGGTAGAGTAGTTCGTTTACACCGAACCTGTCGGGGGTTCAAATCCCTCCTCGTGTACCATTTTATGGATCTTTGAAATTTTGGGGGTGTACTGGTTTCGACAGATAGTTGAAACTAAAAGTGCATGTCGAGGTTGATCGATGGCCTCGTAAAAAATCGATTGAAAGATTAAGAGCAGACAATACTGACTCCATCTTGGCTGAAGCCGAGCATATCTTCAACAATGCTGACGAGTATCTCGTTGGCGTTGAAGAGGAATACCTCTTAGCAGCCTAAGACCTTTAACCTAGATCCTCTAAGGGTTAATTGATAGCAGAGGAAGTCAGATTGTTGGTAGTTCTGATGTAACAATAAAATATCAACCGTATATAGACTGCGATAATGTCTATAGGCAGACTAAAAACTCGGTTAGTATCGCCAAGCAGCCTAAAGTCTTCGTCACCGTATGGTGGCTGAAATGCTAAAGATACTAAAACATGTAGACCTTTTAGGTTAGATTATTTGGACAGGAGTTCAACTCTCCTCACCTCCACCATTTTCGGGGGATTAGTTTAGTGCTAAAACGCTGCACTTGCACTGCGGAGTCTAGGGTTGAATTCCCTAATCCTCCACCAATTAAATTAAATTAATATGAAAAAATGTCCAATATGTTTAGAATTACTATCCGAAGAAAAATTTTATAAAAATAATAAAAAATTAAATGGATTACAATCTTATTGTAAAACTTGTTCTAAAAAAAGAAGAATAGAAGATTTTAAAAAAAATATAAAAAATGAATTAGAAACTAGAAAAAAATATCAAAAAAATCAAAAACAAAAATATATAGATTATAAAAAAACGTTAAAATGTATTAATTGTAATGAAAACCGTTGGTATGTTTTAGATTTTCATCATAAAAACGATGATAAAAATTTTGACGTAGCATCAATGGCTGTTGGTAGATGTTCTTGGGAAACTGTTTTATTGGAAATTCAAAAATGCGAAGTACTTTGTGCAAATTGTCACAGGGAAAAACATTTCTTGACAAATAATAGAAATCTGATAAATTAATAAATTATGGGAATGTTTGACACTATCTTTATACACAAGGAATTACCTTTCAACAAAAAACAAAAGGAGATTTTCTCTCACATTGATTGGAATCATCAACCATTTCAAACCAAAGATCTTGATAATAGTCTAGCAGTTTATACTTTAAAGAAAAACGGTAAACTCTATACCACAAGGATCGAAGGTGATCATGTCCGCATCATGACCGAAGCAGAAGAAAAGAAAGAACGTAAGAAGAATCGTTGGGTGTGGCCTTACGAATTCAAAGAAACTTCCAGAAAAGAAATCATTGTCAACCATACTGGTAACATATTTTTTTATGACATTTTGGTTGATAAAAACGGAAATGAATGGTGGATAGAGTTTGAAGCAAAAATTGTTGATGGTTCTTTAAAAGGAAAGTTTCAAACAATTAAATGTGAAATCAATAGAACCAAGCAAGAGGTTGATAAAGATGAAGCTCATTGGAAAAAATTAGCCGAAGATCATAATAAGAAAATCTCTACCAAAATCAGAAAGTTTTTGAATAGAATAACCTTTTCTCATTGGTATGCCTTTTGGAATTTTATCTCTAAAGTAATAAGAAAATTTTCGGAAAAGTTAAGTAGTTTTGGTTTTTGGATTATTAGAAACGTAGCTTAATGAAAATATTATTCATAATATCATGTTTAATATTATCTTCATGTACATATAACATCGATGGTAGTGTAAGAGGTAATTATACAAATACTGTAACAGGCAATACGGTTAAAGGGGTAGCACCAGCATCACAACCAACTACTATCATAAACACATACGCACCATATTGGACATTTCCTTATTACAGAGGTTTTTATGGCGGTTTTCCATGGACTAGTGGTTGGGGCGGTGGTGGTTGGCAATGGAACGGTGCATACAGATATCCATGCTGGTAACATAAGACAAAGATAATAGAAATGAATAATTTCAAGTGTAAGTATCTTTATGAATAGAAAAGATATTATATCATTAATGGAAGCTTACGACGATATTATTTTAGATAAAGAAATCGAAGAAATACCAAATGATTCAAATGAACCTGTTGATAATATTGAAATATCAGATGATATTGATAGCAACGATGATCTTGAAAGCAGAGATGACATTGATATCAACGATGATATAGATGATCTTAAAGATCTTGAAAAAGAAAAAAATGAAATGGTTGAGGCTCATCTCCATACAATTCGTTCACACGCTCATGAGATTTATGGGTGCGTAGAAAGAGGTGCTTTAATAGAACCTTGGATGCAAGAAAAAATTGCTATTGCAAATGATTATATTATTCATGTTGCAAATGCAATAATGTATAAAAAATAATTTTTATTAAAATGGATATCCCCGAATCGACAATTTTATCTTTAAGCGGGTATGAGACACCAACGCCTACACCGACTAGAGGCGGATACCCATCATACCCATCATATCCATCATACCCATCAACTACATCTACACGTACACCTACACCCACACCAACAAAAGCACCATTAGCATTACCATTTGTCTTCAATGTTACAAGAATTTCAAGCACAAATTTTATGGTTTATTTTTATGGAATAAGCCAATTAACATCAGCTGTGACTATAAGTTATTCCTTTTTTGGTCCAAATGGACCTTTTACTAATAATACTGGTCCTGTGGTAAGCCCAAGAGGTATAAATACTACTATATTCCCACCTCAATATGTTTGGATTCGTATTTCAGAAGCTAATGGATTAATGAGATCTTCTAGTCCTGTTTTATATGACACTGTTTCAAATACATATCTTGGTACAAATTTACCAACACCAACACCAACACCAACACAGACAAAAACGAGAGTACCATCTTTGAGTGCTACGCCACTACCAACACCAACACGCACTCCTACAGGTACTCCTACAGGTACTCCTACAGGTACTCCTACTAATACACCATCAAATACACCAACAGGAACACCAAAATCAACACCGACAAATACACCAACCCCAACCCAAACAAGAACACCAACATCATCAAGAATAATCCCTTTAAGTGGCACTCCAACACCCACACCAACGTCAACAAGAGCGTTTTCATTGAGTGCTACACCAACACCCACACCAACGTCAACAAGAGCGTTTTCATTGAGTGCTACACCAACACCCACACCAACTAAAAATCAAGTAGCATATAGTGGTAGTGTTGTAATAAATAATCAAACATTAATATTTGCAAATGGATTGTTAATGGCTGTTCTATAAAACACATAATAAATTTTTTATTGCCATTTTTATAAAAACGTCTATAATTGTTTAAATGTATAGACCAACTTGGGAAGAACATGCTATGGAATTAGCAGAAAGGGCTAGTTTTAGATCGGAAGATCCTTTTCAAAAGGTGGGTGCTTGTGTTCTAAGTCTCACATATGATGTTTTAACAGTTGCATATAATGGACTAGCAAGCGGTATAAATGTTTCAGAAGATTTTTGGAAAGATAGAGATAAAAGAAGACCCTATATGATTCATGCGGAAGCAAATGCTTTGGCTAGGATTAAAAAATCGGATAATGCTTATATGATAGCTTGTACTCTTTTACCTTGCTCAAGTTGTGCTACAAATATTGCGGCATATGGGATTAAAAAAGTTCTTTACAAAGATATATATCATAGGGATACTTCTTCTCTTGATATATTCAAATTTTACGGGATTGACTGTATACAACATATTAAAACCAACATATGAAAAAAACCAAAAAAACCAAAAAAAATAAATTGAAAAAAATTAAAGGTATATCTAATAATCAAATTGATAATCTGGATGCATGGATTTCTTATTATGAAGAAAATAAAAAACTTCCATACAATAAGATTATTTGCAATAACTGTAAAATATCTTTTGTAAATCTGAAAGGTATTGCAATGGCTCATGCTAAAAAGAAATTTGATAATAATATGAATAGGATTCTTACCGAATCTATTTGTAAAGAATGTAAAAATATCTTATTCCCACAGGAGAAAAAAACTTATGTTCCAAAGGTTTTGACGAGGGAAGAAATGGAAGATCGTGCGGAAGAAATAAGAAAGAATCTACCTAAAATCGATTTAAACAAAGTTCGTGAGCGTATTGATATGGTAAAAAACAAACAAGTTTGTCAGGAAGTGACATCCTTTGCTTGCTGGCGACCGGACGTTTATTTGGATCTGGGATGCTCAGAATGTGCCTTGGTGAAGAACTGTGCGTGTCCTATCAAGGATGTTAAGCGTGTTGGTGATGGAAGAAGTGGACTTAAAAGAAAAAGAATTTAATTATTTAAAAATAATTCCCATTCTTTGATCTTGTATGTATTACGAATATAAAACGTAATAGGCAGAAGCTTAGGCATATCAGGTTTCTTTATTAATTTAATACCTGCTTCTTCTGGTGTTCTATCGGCTTTTCTTGCATTAATTTCTTTATGAGATAGAACACAATTTGACCAATCGGTTTTACCACCACGACTCTTTGGAATCACATGATCGATGTTACCTTCATTCTTTGAAAGTTTTTTTCCTGTGTATTGACACATGCCATTATCTCTTATCCATATACCATTAATAGAGAACTTTGGACGTTTAATAGGCACTTTATCATAACGACAAAGAACAATAACCTTGGGTATTTTTATCTTTGAATTTATTGTAGATATGTAATCGGAAGTCTCATCGTGTGGAAGATTGATCCAATCATTCCACTTATAAGGGACCATATGATCTTCTCCTACAATATCTAAACCAGTGGCAGTACCCGCATACATCATTGACAATGATTCTGCTGGTGATTTAACGTGAATTGCTTGCCAATTGCGATTTAAAATTAATACGGTTGTTCTATTTAAATGATTCATAACCACCCAATCTATAATCTATAGGTTCAGCCAAAGTATATTCTTTAACCGCTTTTTCTATACTTTCTTTAACATCAGGAAGTCCTAATCCCATGCTTTCTATTTTACTTGTATCTAATATACAGTTACTTCTACCAACTTTAAATTTGGCATCAGGAATAGAAACAAAATTCCACTTTGGGTTTTCTAATCCATAAGACTTTAAAATTTCAACAACTTCTTTTGCTTCAATACTACCTTTATTCGTAACATTATAAATTCCCAAAGGTCTATTTTTTTCAATGAACTTGTAAACAAAACTTACAAGATCATCAACGTTTGTAATAGAATTTTGTTGAGTAATTAAATTATTATATTTTAATAATTTCCAAAGATAATTTTTAGATTCAGAAACGCCATTAAAAGGTATACGAATTCTAAAAATATATCTTTCTAAATGTTCACTTAACTTTTCAAAAGCATCTTTAGTTTTGGAATAAAAAGAACTAAAATTACTATCTGCTCCGAAATTTGGAAGATCATCTTCGGTATATTGTTGTAAATAACCATCATAAATGCAACCAGATCCAATGTGAATAATTGGAATTCTAAGACGGTTAGCGACTTTAGTGATATATAAAGGTACTGTTACGTTATAATGATAACAATTTTCTTTGTTGGTTTCACATGCTTCAACATTAGGTCTACCAGTATAACCAGAACAATTTATAATCCAATCGAAATATGCTTTTGGATAATTTGTTTCTCTGTGCAAAAATTTTACAAAGGTATCAGGATCTTCATAGTTTAAATCAGATTTACTAATATGAACAATGTTGTGCTTTTGATTGGCCTTTGCCAGATAATTTCCGATATATCCTTTTCCGAGTATTAATATTTTCATTTTATAAATTCAGCTAAAAATATTTTATTAGTATCACCTCTAACAGAATGCGCTTGTTGGGCTATTTGATAAACATTGTTTGTAAAAGCTCTTGTTCTATATGAACCTAAAGTATCGTATGTCCACAATTGATTTTTACCTTTTGGATAAAGATAGGCAACCATTGCATGACCGTGACCTTTTTTTTCCTCTGCATTGTACCAACGATATGTAAAAACTTCAGCCCATACATTATATTTTTTTAGGCTCTCACGGAATGTGATAGCGGTTGGAAGACATGCGTTAATTTCTCTTTCCATCCAAAATTCTGGATTTGTTGGAGTTGTTTGACATGCTGTTAGTAATACTATTGTTAGTAATAATAATTTTTTCATACTATAAAATATCATGCTTCGCAAGATTTACAAGTCATAATTGAACGAGCAAGTTCTTTTGCGGGATTTGTTGATCTCTGATAATAGAGAGACTTAATACCTTGCTCCCATGCAAAAATAACAAGTTCATTTACATCCTTTGGTGGCGTACCAGAGGGAATAAGCATGTTTAAGCTCTGTCCTTGATCAATGTATTTTTGACGAGCAGCGGCTTGAATGATAATCTCTCTTTGAGATGTCTCTTCAAACGTTTTAAATACATCCTTTTCTTCTTGTGTAAGAAAATCTAAATGTTGAACGGATCCACTGTGTTTAAGAATATCCATCCAAGTGTCATCATCACTCTTACCTTTTTCTTTCAAGAGTTTTTTGAGATATGGATTCTTATATGAGAATTTTCCCTTGGCAAGATCTTTAACATAATAGTTACTATTATTAGGTTCAATGCTTGGCGAAACTTGACCAAGAATAAATGAAGAAGATGTTGTTGGTGCGATAGCAAGAGTTGTTGTATTCCTTCTGCCATAACCTTTTAACAACTCAGACTCTCCATATATCTTTGCAAGTTGCTCTGATGCTTTATCGGATCTTTCACGAATGGTTTTCCAAATTGTTGTATTGAGAAGTTTTGCTTCCATAGACTCAAATGCAATCATTTTAGATTGCAAAAGAGAATGCCAACCAAGAACCCCAAGACCCAATGCACGATGTCTCATAGCAAAATTTCTTGGTGCTTCCATAAACTTCATTCCTTCGGTCTTGTTAATAAATTCTGTCATAACAGAATCTAAAAACCAAATCATTGTTTCTACTGCATCAGTATCTTTCCATTCTTCCCACCTATCTAAATTCATGGAAGATAAATCACATACAAATGATTCATCTTCACTATTAGGAAGCATGATTTCTGTGCAAAGATTGGATTGTTTAATTTTTAATTTTTTATCTTTGTAAACTTTTGGTGCTTGTTTGTTTACATTATCCGTAAAGAAAATATAAGGATAACCGGATTCAAACCTTTTCTTTAAAACTAATCCCCAAATTTTTCTTTTTTCTTTATCACCATCAATCATTGATTTCATCCATGCATCAGAAACTGTGACACCAAATGATATATCTTGAATTTCGTTTCCTTCTCCACGGATTTTTAAAAACTCTTCAATATCACCATGATCAATCGGAAGATAAGCGGCAAATGATCCTCGTCTTACATTACCCTGTGAAACAACACTCATGAGTTTGTTGTAGAGTTCCATAAAGTGAATTGAACCAGTTGATTCACCACCGGAAGATATCTCTGTCCCTCTTGATCTAAGATCACCAAAGTAAGCAGATGTTCCACCACCATTTTTTGTCATTATACCTATTTCTGCAACTTTGCCCAAAATTCCCGCCATTGTGTCAGGAATGTGAGAACCAAAACAAGAAATAGGAAGACCTCTTTTGCGACCAAAATTTGACCAAATGGGAGATGCGAGAGAATAAAATCCTCTATGCATATAATCTTCAAACTTTGCAGCAAACCCCGCTTCGTTCAATATTTTTTCTGCTGCAATAGCAATATCTCTAATTCTTTGTTCTGGAGTTTCATCATCTAAGAGATAACCTCTTTGAAGAAATTTTCTGGAATCTTTGTTAAGCCAATAGATATCTGATTGTTGCTGGTTGGTATACATAAATAACGTATTTATCTTACCAAATTAACGACCAATAGCAATCAAAATAAATCTTCTTCAGAAAAAGATTGACCCTTCTTAGAATACTCAACCGGACGAGAATGGAAAAAATCAGTCATATTATTTCCAATCAATTCTTCTTCGAACCATTTAGTTTTACCGATTAGTTCTTTATCTATAGTAAAAACTTTTTTAAATTTAATTTGTTTGAGAGAATCATTGATTCGATTCTTAATGAATTCTTTGAGAATATCAGCAGATAATCCATCTTCTTGAATACCATTAATCATCCAATCAACAATTTGTGATTCTGATTCAAATGCTTGAACAGCTTCTTTTGCAATTTTTTCTTCTAACTCTTCGTCGAAAAGTTCTGGATATTCTTTGCGGATTGTGTTGATAAGCTTAATTCCAACAAGAGCATGAATATTCTCTTCGTTACGAGTATATTTTACTTGTTGATCTGTGTCTTTAAGAACATTCTTAAAACGAGCAAACCAATTGATTACATAAAACTGAGAAAACAAAGAAACGTTTTCTACGAATAATGTAAATAAAATAAGAGCATACAAATATTGTTTCTTGGAATCTTTATAATATCTATGTGTATATTTTCTAAGATATTTTACTCTACCTTCAATCCAATCTAATTTGAGATTTTTCTCAAAAATATCTTCAAGACCGAGAACTGAAATAAGTCTTTCGTATGCATTATTGTGAATAACTTCTACATTTGCCATTACGTATCCAAGATCGGAAAGTGATGGGTGTGGAAGATTTTCTCCCAATTTTGCCCAAAATGTTTTGACTGCGATTTCAATCTGACCGATAGCGGAAAGTGTGCGAACAATAATTTCTTTCTCTTGATCGGTGAGATTTACTTTAAATTGCTGAATGTCAGATTTAAAGTTGAATTCTTTGTCTGTCCAGAATCCATTATGCATTGCCTCAATAAATTCATCTGTCCAAGGATATTTGTTAGGTTTACGGCTGATTTGTTCTTCGAATATCATAAATTGTACAATACTTATTGCAAATGTATCAGTAAACTACGTTTAATACAACACTTTTATTTTTTATTTTTTTTTTTAAGTTTACGTTTTGGTTTTTCTAAAAAATGTCTTTGTCTTTCAGATTCATATAATTTTATACTAATATGTTTTAAAAATTTAGCTTGATCTAAATAATTTAAAACATTTCTCATGCGAGATTCTGCATATAAAACTTGCGTTTCGCTCCAATCTGGTTCAACATAATGAATACATTCATGATATGCCGTGGAAATAAAATCCGAGCGTGGGTCAAGTTCTATATCAGTCCAATTACAAGAACCTGCAAAACCTCTCATTTTTTTAAACAAAAAAAATTCTGGCGGTTTTCTTCTAACTAGATTTAAACATCTGTTGTAAAGGTTTTGAATTTTTATTTTTCCCAACTTTTTCATAGTAATACTTATAGTTTAAATATCATTCAATATTTTCGGCAAAATGTCAATATTTTATTGCTTTTTGTATAATTTCAATTAAGGTATATGAATATGTTTCCAATAACCAAAAACAAAGTTGAATCTTTAGACAAAGAATTAACTCATTTTAAAATAGAGACAACAAACGATTTCCCTATAAGAAATTACATTACAATGACTTACGGATATTGCCCTTCATATTTATATTTAGATGATACTTTTAATGAAAATGTTTTATCATTTTTGTTTGAAAATTCTACATTTTTAAATTCATCTATAACTAGTGATGCAAAACAAATTCAAAAAAATTATAAAAATTATAAAAATGGTTTCTTTTGGTTCAAATATAAAAATTATTTTTTAAAGATTGCAACTAAAAGTGAATCAAATGATGATGAATTTCCACCCGTAAGTTTTGATTTAAGAGAAATGGGTATCAATCCTGATGGAAGTAAAAAAATTCCAGAGAAGAAAACGTATACTATACAGATAATATACCCATCAGATTTAGAAAAAGTTGATATATCTAATTTTGATCAATTTATTATTCCTGATGATCATAAAACAAAAGTTCATTTGTTTATTAAGAATCAATATGGAGAATATACATTTGAACCAATATCAGTTAATCTTCCTGAAGATTTAAATTTAGAATTGAATTATGGTAAAAAGTTCTTAGATGTTGATAAAACTATTCAAGATAGATTAATTGAAAAACCAAATGGTTTATTCATGTTTCATGGTATGCCCGGAACTGGAAAAACTACATACATCAAATACCTAGCCAGTAGAATTAAAAGGGATTTTATTTATATTCCCACAACGATGATTGAGAATTTTACATCTGATCCAAACTGTTTACACACATTAATCCAAAAACCCAACTCGGTTATCATTCTCGAAGATGCCGAAAAGGCAATTCTCAAGAGACATGGTGATGGTATGGATTCTTCTGCTGTATCCTCATTATTAAACCTGTCCGATGGAATTCTTAGTGATATATTAAAGACATCAGTTATAGTGACTTATAACTGTCCTAAACAGGATATTGATGATGCACTTAAAAGAAAAGGTAGGCTTCAAGCTGAGTATGAATTTAATGCATTGTCTGTTGAAGATGCAAAAAAACTCGCAAAGAGTTTAAAATATCCAAAAAAATTTATTGATGAGAAAATTACTGAACCACTATCAATAAGTGATATTTATAATTTAGAAAAAGAAGTAGATTTACATGGAAACAAAAACAAAAAAGGAGAATCAGATCGAATTATTGGATTTGGAAAAGCTTAATTTTGATTCTTTAGTATGTTTAGATGAATGTTTTGCAAACATTAAATTTTTTGCAAAAAACCATAAATATACAATTAACAATCAACCTGCAAAAATATCGGTATCAGGTGCAATTAAAAAATATGAAAAGCCATTTGAAACTGAAAAAGTAGCTGGTTTTGTTGCTAAGAAAAACGGCCAAACTATAAATGAGGTTCTTAAAGAATGGGATTATAAAAGAGACTATTCTTGCCATAAGGGATCAGAATTTCATTTATTTGTGGAAAATTTCTTGGAACGAAGGAAAATTACTTTAGATAAAGAAGCGTTTATTAATTTTCTTGCAAAAAGTAAAAATATATTTGAGCAAAAAGATATTGATTTATATTACAATGAAATGGCACATCTTATCAATAATTTTTTAAATTTTTATGAATGGTGGAAACAAGATCACGTTTTAATAAAATCTGAATTTGTAATCGGTGATGTTGAAACTGGTTTATGTGGAACGCTTGATAATTTATCATATAATAAAAAAACAAAAAAACTATCAATATTTGATTATAAAACAAATAAAGAAATTAAATTAGAAAACCCAAGAGGTGATACTTTAAATGAACCATTTACTCATTTGCAAAATTGTGAATTAATCAAATATAGTTTACAACTTTGGTTATATCGTTTATTATTTGAAAAAAATTCTCCATTTGAAATAGAAGAATCACACGTTGTGTGGGTTGCTGGATTAGACAATTATAAACTAATACCTGCTCTTAATTTAAAAAAAGAAGCTCAGATCATTTTAAACAATATAAAGTAAAATAAAAAAAAGTATAGAAATGGAATAACACAAGAGTAAATATTATTACAACATATGGACCCATTAGCAAACGCATACTTAAAAATCGTCAACGAATCAGTTGCCGAATTACAATCATCAGGCACAGTCAAAACTGACCTCAAAATTGGGCAAAGTTTTGGACATGATGATAAAAACGCAACAACATTCCAAAAAAACACAGGACCGGAAGATTCCGAAGGAACTGAAGATGTTGAAAATCCAAAAGAAGCTGAAGGACATTTAACAGCTAGTAAACAAAACGATGGAACTCCTAAAAAACTTAATGATTCGGTAAATCCTTTTGATACACTTTTTAATAAAATAATCTCAGAAGAAGGTATTATGGATTTTTCAACAGATACTGAAAATCCAGAAGATAGCACATTTGAACCATCTGAAAGTGAAGAATCCGATGAATTCGGTGAAACTGAAGGTGAAGAAAGCGAAGAGAGTGAAGATCAAGTATCATTTACGCTTGATCGTGAAGTAGCTGAAGCACTTTATTCTGTTCTTGGTGATATTCTTGGTGGTGAAAGCGAAGAAGAATATGAGGGTGAAGAATCCGAAGGTGAAGAAGATGAAAACGCATTTGGTGATTCAGAAGAAGGTGAAGAAGAAGAGTCACAAAGCGGAGCAATGCCTTTCGGTGAAGCCACTGATATGTCGGAACTCAGCACCGAAAAAGGAAAAACACTTATTGGAAAGAAAAAAATGACAGTTCAAGGTGCAGTTCCCGTAACAAAAAAGAAAGCCGTAACACCATCCACTGGTAAGGGTTTTTCTGGTAAATTAACAGCACACTCAACATCAGGTGCTATATCTAAATTACAAAGCAAAAAGCAACTCGTTGGATCTGTTGATAAAGTTGGTAAATCCCACTTCGATCAAGACTAATAACTTCTACCAATTGGTATAATAAGAAACCCCACTTTCTGTGGGGTTTTTTATTGTAAGTATAGTTGTGAAATTCAAAGAATATTTTTTAAAAGAATTTTTAAATGGCCCAGAATTAAGTGGTGGCGAGAAAAAACATTTAAAATCTGGTATCAATACTGGTAACGAACATCACAAACGTTTACGTAGAGTGATTAACATGGATGATAGACAAAAATATAATCTTGTTGCTAAATCGCAATCACAACCTAAAAAAACACTTCACCCTAAAATAGATCTTTGTATGAAAACGAAAAAAAATGTCGGTTTGGGTGAATTGGAAGCCAATGAAATAATGTCAAAATTTAAAATCTGTCCTACTCACGAAGAACCATTAAAAGCAATAAAACAAACTGGTGTTAGTTTACAAATGATAAAACCAAACAATTCTTTGGTAAAATCTGTTTATTGTTTAGTATATACACACAAAGGAGGAAAACATGGAACAGCTAAGATTTTTAAACAAAGGTTATAACGCTAACGAAAGATCCAATTTTGATGGATGGTGGTATGAACAAATTAACATTTATGGTCAAGATGTTTTATATTACAACAATCAAACCAATTTATCGGGTATTAATGTTCTATATGGTGAACAACCGGATGCTGGTTTTGGGCAAGGCAAAGACATGATTGTATTGTTGAATGTCACTAATGATTCATATCTTCTTTCTAAATTTGGAATTATAGCTGATAGTGATATGAGTGGTGTTATACATCCAAAACATTTTACAAAAATTTATGGTCTTTCTTCTGAACCAAAAGCTGGTGATTTAATGATGTTGAAAGAATTTGGCAGTGATCGTATCAATTATCCAAAAAGAGGCGCAACTGTTTATGAATTAACGGAAGTTATAGATGAATTTCAATTAAACGCTTTAGGTGGTCACTATGTATGGTTTTTCAAAGCGAGACGCTACGAATACAGTTTCGAAAATGGATCTCCCGGATCTGGTATTGGTAATACTCCAAATAACGACAACGATAAATTAGAACAACTTGCGGATTCTAACTTTAATTACCCACAAGAAAATCCATGTAGTAATACAAGTATTTACGGTGAATATTAAAAATCTTCATTAAATTTTGGTAATGTAGAATTATACATTGTTTGTTCATCATCACCATCAAAACAAATATCTATATTATATTCATTTTTTAAAAGTTTTCTAAGTATTAAATTTTCTGTTGAATTTATATATTTCATTATAGCCAAAGGTGGCAAATCTATTTTAGAAAATGGTATTTTTTTTTCTTCCGCTTTGTCGGCAATACAATTAACTGCTTCATAAAGAGAAATCCATCTAGCCCATCTGGATGATTCTTCGTGAATTACTTTCCAATTTTTATTATTATTTTTCATCAATTAAAGGTATTCTAGCTATATCAGGAATATTAACAGATTCTGTTAATCTTGCAACGTTAAAAGAAATATTCACTAGGTTTTTTTTATTACATTTTACACATTCAAACTCTATTCGTTCAGTTTGATCTGGTAAAAATGTCATCAGATTGACATTTTTGCAATATGCACATTCTAAAAATGTTGATAATGGTTCAAGAGTATCAAGTTCTTTTTGTCTTGTTTTTTGTATATAAAAATTATTTATAGTGCTGCTTACAAAAGAAAAAACAACGTATTGCAATACAAACAATAATAAAAACGATGCCCAAAAATTTATATTAAATAAATATAATCCTAAAGCACCGATAGCTGATATTATTATTACTATCGAAGTGGATTTAATAATATTTTTTAAATTATTCTTTTCCATTTATAAGAATATAACATAACAAAAATAACATGTCAATATATTTTATGTTGGTAATTTTATAACAACTGTTGTATTAATATTTGGAATACTTGATGGGTTAATTCTTTGATCTGGAGTGTTTGGTATAGGATTTTGACTAGGTTGTGGACCTGACATGTTAAGTTTTTCCAAAGACAATCCAACTTCTTTTATTATAGCTAATGCTTGTTTTGATTTTTTAAACAATTCAATTAAATCATGTTTAGTTGTTTTTTGTAATGATGGGTTTTGTTTTATACATTGTGACATTTTACTGATACCTGTCATCAATAACACAAAACTATCTGCAAAATCGGTAGTTACGGTTTGCAAAGGCCATGGGAAATTTACAATACTATCGGGATCTGGCGTTGTTAAATCACCAGCTGTTCCACTATTTTGATAAGGATAGTCATAGCTTCCGGTTTTAGACCCAGACATGGGTGCAAAATCTTTTCTTGCTGGTGAATTATACGCAGGATAGTTACCACCCCCACCGTTGTAGATTTCTTCAACTAGCTTTGTAAAATCCATTTATTTTACGTTTCCAATTTTAGATAAATTATTACAACGGCTGCATGTCCAACGACATTCTTTAACTACTTCTTGTGTTTTAGGATTTTTCTTTTCAGTTATTCTTCCTTGTACCGTGGCACCACAAAAATTACAAGCAATTGGACGATTTTCTAATGTTTGATATTGCGGAGTATTATTCATAATATATACTTACTTACCTTCTGATGGTTTCCAATTATCTTTATTATCATGTTTAGGTTGTTCTGAAACATATAATTCTTTAAATTTGTGTGTAATGAATCTACAGAGTTCAGAACGAACAATATCATCTTCTGTTAATTCCATACAAAAAATACCCTGTGCTTTTGCTTCATCTGTATTAAACAAATCAAAAACTTTAGTAAACCCTGATTTTCCATATGGGAGATCCGATTGATCTGGATCTCCGCATAAAAACACTTTTGAAAATTCACCAATACGACTCATTAACGTGTGAATTTCCTTTTTAGAAAAATTTTGAACTTCATCCGCACATACAAATTTTGCAGAAAAATGTAATCCTCTTGCAAAATTTATTGGACATATAGTTAAACGATTATCTTTTTGAAGTTTGTCTAATTGAGCATAACAAAGCAATTCTTCAAATTTATCATGAAAAGGCGTAAGATATACTGCAATTTTTTCATCAAGAGTTCCCGGTAAAAATCCTAATTTAGAATCAGACGATTCAACCGCTGACCTTACAAGAACCATATCAGAAACTCTTTTCATATTAAGTAGAGTTAATCCACAATACATTGCAAGTGTTGTTTTACTTGTACCTGCTGGTCCTTTAAGGAAGAGAACTTTTGTATTTTTATCTAAAAATTTTGATATAATTTCTTTTTGTTTTTCAGACCAAGGTAAATTTTTAATTGTTAAATCAAAAGAAATTTTATCTCTTTGAAAAACATAAGGCGAATTATCATTTTGTTTTCCACCATCATCTAATGAATTTACATTACGAATTTTTTTTGATTGTAATTTATTTGTATTTTTAATAGGACGTTTCTTTTTACTCATAAATCACAATCAAACCCCTTGCATAGAATCTACACCTTGTAATGTCGATGTAGATTGTGTTTCATTTGGTTTTTTTACATTTTGATTGGTGTTTGTGTTATTATTGTCATCATTATTAGTACTAACTTCTGGTTTTTTTGGAACAGTATATAATCCTAATTCGGTAAATCTTGTTGTTAAATCTGGATATTTTTTTAAAAAATCATCTACAGTTTTAAAATCGGTATTTTTAGGATCTAGTAATCTATTAAAGTCTTGAACGTGTGGATCGCCCAATAAAGTTGCACCCAATGCTTTAACGCTATCACCGAGTGGTCCTGCTTGTTTTAAAGTTCTTCCTATAACATCTTGAAACTGTGGTGATGTAAACACTTTAGTAGCAGTGTTTTCTTCTTTTAAATAATCTTTTAAAATGTTATCAAATTTATTCATTACATTATTACTTATCGTGGTTTACCAATCTTTACAAGCTTGATATCTTGGTGTTCCGGGTTTTGCTGAAGAACATTTATGTCTTGCTCTGAAAGATTTTTTACGTTTTGTATTTCCAGATTTACCTGTAACTCTTACTCCCTTTTGACCCCAATGAATTCTTTTATATCCGCCTTTAGGGTTTTTAACACACTTCATCCATTTCTTACCTTTTGATGTGGAAGATGTTTTTCCTGTTACTTTTGTACAATTGGCTTCATTCAATAAGTTAGATACTAATATATCATATTTGTTCATATTATTACTTATTCTAGATGATCATAAAATAAAAAACTTAAAAATGGTAAAAAATAAAGGTAAATAGTATTAGAAAATATGTCTACTTTAACCATAACATCACCGGGAGTTCAAATTAATGAAGTTGATCTTAGTCTTACAACTAGACCACTTGGAGCTACTGATATACTTATAACTGGATTTTCACCACAAGGTCCAACCGAAGATTTAGTGAACATTGGAAGTATTTCTGAATTTGAAAGCATTTACGGAACACCCACAAATGCAGCAGAAAGATATTTATATTATAGTGCTAAACAAATTTTAAATCAATCTCCTGCAAATCTTTTAGTTTCCAGAATGCCATATGGTTCTGGTGCTGGTGAAGGATATGCAAATTCATATAGCGCATTAGCATATTCAATCGAAACTACAACAACACTTAATCCTGCTATTACGGGTCTTACAAAAATAGAATTAGATGATTATGGTGCAGGTTACGTAGTAGCACCTGACGTTTCTATTCAAGGTGGTGGTGAAAACGGTATTGAACCTGAATTTCCAGCTAAAGCACATGCTGTAATAAATGAGAGTGGCGTTATAACAGAAATTGTCATTGACGATGCTGGTCGTGGTTATATCCAACTGCCAAATGTTGAATTAATAGGTGGTACTCCTGTTACACCTGCTAATATAAATAATATAGAAATTGGAGTTGTTGGTTATTCGGGTGGTAATGGTGCTTATGCTACAAGTACTTCTTATCAATTAGGTACACCCGTATCGGTTCTTTTATCTGATGATCAATATAATGATATTGTTACAAATAATATTAACTGGAATCCAGTTCCAAATCAACCTATTAACGATGCTAATGATATCGGTAATGCTGGTTTGATTATTATAAATACATCAAAAACCGCTATTAATAATCTTTATGAAGGATATTACGTAGCAGTTAATGACAATTCAAATCATAACCCAACAACTACATTCAATGCTATTAGAGGTATTAAATCTGTACATGGTAATAATGATGATTTACAAACTTTTGTTCAAATCCCAACATCAAGACTTAACTTCTCTTTAACTCAAGCCGCAACAGCTTTTGGTAGAGATAGCATTTCAAAGATAATTGAAAATTATCCAGCTGGATATGATTTTTCATCAAATTCATTTGATGATAGTTTAGTAGTAATGTTATTCAATCTCAGATCAACACAATATGGTCAAGATACTATTATCTTAGATTATGGTGTATCTGAAGTATACACTGGTTCGCTTAATGCAAACAGAACACAAAATAATATATATGGCGGAACTCCAGTTTCATTCTTCTTGGATAATGTAGTTAATAATAAATCTCCTAACTTAAAAGTTATTACGAATCCTTATATATCATCAGCCACTGATTGGGTAAATTCGAATGGATTACCAACCAAAACAGTAAGACTTAAAGAAGAAGCAAGAAATGCTCACTCAACTGGTGTTTATTTGAACGTTACGGGTTTAAACAATACCCAAGAATTGGGACAAGTTGATAGAAAACTTGCAAGACTTTTAACAATTCTTTCGAACGATGATACAACAAATATTGATATTATTGCTGATGCTGGATTATCGACAATTTGGGCTGGCGCAAAGGCTAAATCTTTAGACCCATCTATTATAAGCGATGGAACTTATACTTATGATGAGACATATACACCATATGATATTGATTATACGAGTGGTATATCAAATACCCAAGTTAACACGGTTCCTACTGGTGTGACTTATGATGCTTATAGTGCAATTACATCACAATTTGTCGCATTTGCAGACGCAAGAAAAGATCACGTTTTCATATCTGATCCACTTAGACAAATCTTCGTAAGAGGAAGCAATCGTAAAATGAGTTCTAGAAAAGATTATAACTTTTCAAATCAAATATACTGGCCTTTGAACAATATTTACAATAGCATTCAAAGCAGTTATGTTGCGACATATGGCAACTGGATTCAATTCAATGATGTGTTTACGAGCACACCAGTATGGATTCCTTCTTCTGGTTATGCTGCTGCTGTAATGGCAAAAACTGCACAACAAGCATATCCTTGGATAGCACCTGCTGGATTCACCAGAGGATCGTTGGTAAATGTTTTAGATATTGGTGTAAATCCAACACAAAAACAAAGAGATTTACTTTATAAAATAAATGTAAACCCAATTGCATTCTTTAATCAAGATGGTTTTGTAATCTATGGTCAAAAAACAATGTATCGTAAGCCTTCAGCTTTTGATAGAATTAATGTTCGTAAATTATTCTTAACATTAGAAAAAGAAACACAAAGACTTTTAAAATACTATGTGTTTGAACCAAATAGTTTTGCAACCAGAAATCGTTTGAAAGGTGCATTAACGCCAATCTTCGATCAAGCCAGACTTAATGAAGGTTGTTATGATTATCTTTTAGTTTGCGACACAACAAACAATACACCTGACGTTATTGATAATAATGAATTGAAAATTTCAATTTACATTCAACCTGTAAGAGCCGCTGAATTTATTTTAGCTGACTTTATAGCAACAAGAACTGGTGTTAATTTTACAGAATTAATTTCTGGAGGACAAGCATAATTTAAAAAATATAAATTAATGCATACTCACAGGGATAAATATTAATACAATTATGGCAGGATTATTCGACACACAAGGTATAGAAAACTTCTACGACACAGCTATTGTTAACGATTTTGCTCGTCAAAATCTTTTCAGAGTTCTTGCTCTTGGAGGTACAAACTTTTCACAACAAGAGTTACTTTATGTAACATCAACAACTATACCGGGTAGAGCGATCACAAACGTTCCGGTTCCTTTCATGGGACTTTCATTCAACGTTCCCGGAACTGCAAATTATCCAAATAGTGCTGGATGGCAAATTACATTTAGAGTTCCTTCTAATCTTTCGGTTCGTGCTAAATTTGAAGATTGGACGAAATATGTTTTTGATGATCGTACTAGCACAGGTGCGTACAGCATACCAAATAAAGGTGTTCAAGGTCAAATCGTATTAGCCCTTTTAGATAAAGCTGGTACTCCTCTCAGAATTTACACATTGTATGGTGCATATTGTCAAGCTGTTGGCGATTTAACGGTTAATCTTACATCCGCTGGTGAAGTTCTTGAACAACAAGCTACTATCGCTTATCAATATTGGAGATTAACTTAATATTATTTGACCTTGTGGCATAAATATTATTATGCCACAAGGTAGTCCTTACGAGTATTATTTACAGCTTTTAGGCGAATGGCCTACAGCGATTGCGTTAGCTAGTCAATGGATGGTGACTATTAATTTTGATAACGTTAATAGTTTATTTAATAATATACAAAATGTTATTAAACAAAGAGAACCAACCGAATGGAAACTTAATAATTCAGTAATAACTACTTTATTAGATGGTGGATTACAACGTTCATCTGAAAACATGATGGGTTGTGTTTTTGCAAGACAAGTACAACTTCCCGGAGAATCTGTAGACGCTGGCAACATAGGTTTAGATTATGCTGGTTTTTTACCACCAGCCACCTCGAACACTAGAGGCAAATATGAAACTTTAAATATAACTATGCTTGAGACGAATGCATCGTTTTTAGATTTTATAATAAGACCTTGGATTATAATGGTTAGTTATAATGGTTTGGTAGCTAGAAACGCAAATAGTAATAAAAGAGTAAAAGCATCAACTATAGATGTTACAATGTATGCAAAAACTGGTGCTGATAAACAAATGGGAATAAGGAAAATATATAGATTTTATAATGCGGCTCCAATAAACATAGCAGGTGAAACTTATTCTTACACTGAAGAAGGATTGAGATACAGTGATGTTAAATTTATTTATGATAGATATTCTATTTTAGATGGTTCTAGTGGATCTTTTATAGGATTAAGATAAATTTATATATGTATTATAACTATAGTGTAGATTTGCCTTACACTAAAACTAAAATAAAGTTTAGAGAACTAAACACAGAAGAACAATTGGCATTGGCAAAAGCTAATATGAGTTTTGCCCCTGATAAAAATTCGTTATTTGAATATAGCGAATATGCATTGAACGTTATTTTAAATTGTGTGGAAAATAAAGATATTTTTAAAAATATCAATATAATCGAATATGTATTGTTTTTAACAAAATTAAGAACCGTCAGTGTTGGGTCTAAAATTGATTTTATATTAAAAACGGAAGAAGAATCTAAAGTTAAAACAAAAATACAAATAGATTTAAAAAAATATTTAATTAATTTATATAAAAATTCTAATTTTTTTGAAGATGAAAATAATTCATTTTTATCGGAACAAAATATTGAAGTAAAATTAAATTGGCCTGTTTTAAATTCTATTTCAACATTTAATACCACTGATATATCCACAAAAAATCAATATTATTTTTTTAATGATTCGTTGTGTGAATTTATAGAATATATAAAAATTGATAATAATAAAATATTACATAATGTATTAAGTAAACAACAAAAAATAAAACTATTTGATAAGATACCATTAAAATTAAAAGATAAAATACAAGATAAAATTGTAAACTCTTGCAAAGTATTATTTGAATCAAATTTGTTTGACGTTTCTGTTTTTGATGATTATAAATTTAATTTTTATAATTTAAGTTTTATAGAACATGTAAAATTATTATTTTCGTATGATATAAGATCTATATTTCAAGATATATATTTTTTGGCCTCATATAACATATCACCTCAATATGTAATGGGAATTTCACACATGGAAAGAAAAATATATATGACTATTATTGAAGATGCCAATAAAAAAAGAGATAAGTCAGAATCTGACGGATTAGAAAACCCAAATAATGGTAGTGGGTTTAGCGATGCTGTCAAAAAACTGGCTCTTGAATTTAATCAAGAATAATCTAAATAATATATTATGGAAGAAAACGTAGAAAATAATCTTTTAGATTTTAATAGTGCTTTAAGTGCGTTAGATAAAGCATCCGATGCATTTAAAATTGAAGTTTGGATACCATCTAAACGAGAATATTTAACATTTAAAGGTTTAAACGCAAAACAACAAAAAGAACTACTTAATGCTGCTATGGATACTTCCATATATAATACAAGTTTTATAACTGCGTTTTATAATATTTTAAAAACTAATATAGTTAATGGTGATGATGCTTTAATTGACAGTTTAACACTATCAGATAAAACTTCTATTGCAATAGCTTTAAAAGGACAAATATCAGAATCAATTAATGTAATTTTTGATGATGCAAAAAACATTTCCAATAAATATGATGTTAAAGATATTTTAAATAAATTTAAATCCTATAAATCACCCGAAACCATAGTTTTAGAATCACATAATAGTTCATTTGTTTTAAAAGCTGAAATTATGCCACCCACAATTAAAACTGAAGTAGAATATGATAATCAATTTAAAGGTAATAAAAAAACCGAAGACATTAAATCAAACGAAGATGTTAAAATTTTAATTACTAATGCTTTTTTGGGCGAACTTTCAAAATATATCAACAAAATTTGGATAAATGAAGAAGAGGTAATTTTAACCGATCTTAAATTTGAACAGAGAATAAAAATCATAGAAAAACTTCCAAGTGTTCTTGTTCAAAAGGTATTAGAAACTATTACTGAGTGGAAGTCTAAATTGGATGAAGTTTTAACGGTTAAACATGATGAATATGTAAAAACCATCAGTGTGGACAGTGTGTTGTTTTTAAACTGAAAATATATATACTACAATAAGTAGTATATATGTCATTTAATACGTTTACGGGTACACAGCCTAACGAGGCTGATCTTGCGGCTATTCAAGCGATGGCAGAAAAATATAAAAGAGAACAAGATTATGTTAATAAACAAAATTTAGCTTTAATAGAACTCAAAAAAGCGGCTTTAAAGGGTGAAACTGAGATTGAACAACGTTCTAGAAAACTCCGTGAAGCTAGAGAACGTTTTATCAAAGATATAGAAGATAAAGAAATAGCTGACTATGAAAAAAAATTAAAAAGAGATAAAGAAATAAAAGAAAGAGAAGAAAAACTTCAAAAACTTGAAGACGAAAATTATAAAAACGAAAAAACGAATGTTGAAAAATTAAAAAAATCTCCTATTTTGGATTTATTACCCGATGGGGTTAAAAAGATTAAAATAAACGAAAAAACCGAAGAGAATGGAAAAAAGGATGATATGTTTTTTAAATTATCTGAAGTTTTTAAAAATTTACCAAATAATATTAATAATCTTTTTGGTAAAATCAACAAACAAAATGATACGGGTGAGCAAAAAAACATAGGAGAGCAAATATTAAGGGTAAGTTTCCATCCTGAAGGTATAAAAATATTAAGAACACTTTTAGATCCTATCTATAAATCATTAAGTTCGTTTACCGAAAACATGGATAAAGGAATTGCAAGTATTATTAAAAACATTAAAGATTCTTTTAAAGGCGGCGGTAGCGGTTGGCTCGCAAGTATATTACTTTTAGCATTAGCCGATATAGTATGGATGGGCGAAAAATTATATAAAATTTATCAAAGTGTTAAAGGGATGGTGATAACTATTGGTGAAATTTTTACTAAAATTGGAAAACAACTTGAACAAGTTGGTGTAGCTCTTAAAAGATTTTTAATAGATCCGTTTGTTAAAATTGGAGAAAAACTTGGAATTAATAAATGGATAGACGAAACGATTAAAGCGACAACAGAAGGTATTACAAAATTTAAAAACGGTGTTTTAGATGAAATTTCAAAATTTAAAAATAGTTTTTTTGAAAAACTGGGGTTTGAAAAGAATTTTGCAAAATTAACAACAGCACAAAATGCTTATGGTGAATCTTTAGTAAAAACCGAAGGAATGTACGCTAGGATGTCTAATGCTTTAAAAACATCATGGCAAACAATAACAGATCTTAGAACTCGTGTTTCAGGTTGGTTTACTAATATTAGTAATATGTTTAAAGAAGAAGGTCCATTATCAAATGTAAGCAAATTTGTAAAAAATCTTGGAGAACAATTAACAAAAATTAAAGGACCAATTCAAGGTTTTTTTGAATTTTTTAGTCCTCTTGGAAAAGTATTAGAGATGTTTATTGCGCCTTTAAAATGGTTGGCTAGATTTATATCCATACCAGTTATACAATTAATTGATGGTTTTGTAACAGGGATTAAAACATTTTTTTCGGTTATAAACGATGATGCTTTGGGTCCGATACAAAAAGCTACAGCTGTTATTGCTGGATTTTTTGGTGGTTTAGGTAGTTTAATATCTGAACTTGTAAGCTTTTTTGGAACACTACTTGGTTGGGTTGGTAAAATACCAACATTGGGTTGGGTTGGTAAAATAGGAGAAGCTGTTGATTGGGTAGCGGAGAAAATAGATACTCACAAATTAGGCGAACAAACAATAGATTTGATGAAGACTTATAATGACGGTCAGGCTATGGGTCCCGAAGATAACAGAACACCACAAGAAATATGGAGAAGTTCACCAAAATATCAACAAGCTTCACCAGAAGAACGTAAAGTTTTAGATGAAAGATATTCAAAAGCATTGATGCCTAATAAAGAAAAAGAACCAAAAATTACACCCGTCATTACACCAGTAGGACCAGTAATGCCAGCACCATCCGTAAAATACGAACCAAAACCGGAAGAAAATTCAAATCAAGTAGTCGCTCAAAACGTTGCACTTAGTCAAGATAACAAAAAAATAATAACTAGTTTGGATAATTTAACAGCTACATTACAGAAAAACTCTGAAAAACAAAATAACACACAAAGCACTACTGTTATAAATCAAACACAACAATCACCAAGTTCTAATACGGGAATTAAAGATTATCTTCTTAAACCAGTAAGAGATGTTAACTTTGAAACTAGAATGACATATACCAATAATTCAAACAATAGGAATTGGGGTTATATTTAACGTATTTTATAAGTATTTTATATGTCAAATGATGCTATAACACAAGATGGGGCTAGTGGTGTAAACGGTAGTTTTGGTGGAAGTTCTGGTGGTTCAGCACAGTATTTTAAAGCTACAGACAAAGAAATGAGTTTCTTGGGAGTTCATAGTTCACCATACACGGTATTAGAAAAAACCGGAAGTGGTCTTGTGGATGTATCAAAAGACATGTATTGGTCTAACACGGGAAATAAAGACGAAGTTCCTTCTGTGTTCTGTGTAGAAAAAGAACTTCAATTTGGAACATGGGCAACGCAATTATCAAATTTATTAACACAAACTGGTGCAGTTTTAAGTACTGCTGGATCTGTTGTTGGTGCTAGTAATGCAAAAAATTTAGATACATTTTTAAAATTATATTCCGCTAAACCCACGGGTTTTAAATATAATTTTCCTTGGTTAATAAACAGCGGACAACCATTGAGAACAATTAGTAATACTTGGGATGATGCACAGGGTCTTTCGTCTCTAGCTAAAAGTTTTGGTGCTCAATCTAGCGGATCTAGTCAAAATAACAATGCAGGTTCTGCTTTAATTGGTGCTGTGGGTGGTGCTGTAATGGGTGCTTTAACTCCGGGATTTGGATTTGAAGATACAAAAGAATATAAGTCAACTTCACAGCAATCTATAACATTATCGTTTCCTTTATATAATACATTAGATTTAAAATCAGCATTTAGACATTTTAGTTTTGTTCAACTTTTTACCTTTCAAAATTTAAAAACAAGAACATCGTTAATGACATTTATACCACCGAAAATTTATGAAGTTGACGCTTATGCCATTGGCGGTGTTTATATGCCAGCAGCAGTAGTTAGTGAGTTAAAAATAGAAAGCATTGGTACGACAAGAGCTATGAGTGATTGGTATGGATATGGTGCAAATAATATTATTATGCCTGAAGCATATAGAGTATCAATAACTTTTACCGATCTGTTATCACAAAGTTCAAATGTATTTGCTGGTACAATGGGGGGTTCTAAAATTTCAGTTACTGATGGTGGTGCAATTGCAGAAACACTTACTAATGCTGCTAACGCAACAGGTGATTTTCTAGGAGACATAGTAAATCGTGCAACAGGAAACCCATAATAATATGAAACAATCAGACTTTACAGATTTGCCTAAATTATCTATTTACAGATATGAAAATTTCTTGAATATATACGAAGATGATAACGGAACTCGCTTTTATAATTTTTTAAGATCGATAAATATTTTACCTGCTAATGATAGTTCAGCAGAAGATGATTATTATGTTAAATTAAATGACACTTGGGTTTTAATATCATACAGATATTACGGTACAATGAATTTATGGTGGTTAATATGTGAATATAATAACATTCAAAATCCCACATTGATACCGGAACAGGGAACTAAAATTAAATTATTGAAAAAGGAATTTGTCTGGCCTGTTATATCAGCATTAAATGCTCAAATTAATAGTTAAAAAATTCTTCTAACTCAAAATAAAACCTAACATAAGCTATATTTTTAGTGTTTTTGGTTTTTTTACCATCTGAATATGAATATATAATTTCATTAATCTTAAATAAATTATGTTTTTGCATTATATCTTCAAATGCATGTAATTCAAATTCAATATGTGAATTTTTTAAAGAAAAATCTAATAAATCATCGTCTGTTATTGTTTTTAACATGTTTTTTTCATGCAATTCGTTTAATTTATTTTGAAATTTTAACCATAATCCCTTTTTATCAAAAAGATTTAATTTATAAATCAACCATTTACTTTGATAATTTAAGATTAAATCTTTTTTACCTAATAATAGATTATTTTTATCCGTTTTAAGAGTCGATTTATTCATTTTTCTCATAAGTATTTATTAATAAGATGCCAAGGAAGAAAAAAGATGAAAATAATGAATTGGATTTATCTAATATTTCAACAGAAGACATATTAGTAGATGGTAATTTCTTTAAAGGCAATGAAAATCTATTAAGAGGTAACGCTCAAATGAAATGGACTCCTCAAATGATTGAGGAGATTAAAACATGTAATAAAAAAATATTACATTTCGCTGAAAATTATTTTTTCATCACAACTCTTGATGATGGAAAACAAAAAATAGAACTTAGAAAGTATCAAAAACGTCTTTTGAAAGCATTTTCTACTAATAGATTTAATGTTGTCTTATCTAGCCGTCAAAGTGGAAAAACAACTACAATCACCATTTATGCGCTGTGGATGGTATGTTTTCAGAACGATAAGAGGATCACTATTGTTGCAAATAAAGAAGATACCGCAAAAGAAATTTTTGCTCGTATTAAAATGGCATTTGAACAGCTTCCAATTTGGATGAAACCATCCGTTAAATCGTGGAGAAAAGATGGTTTTCAATTAGAAAACGATTCGGCTATTACGGTTTGTTCAACATCAAGTGCTGGACCTCGTGGTAGTTCAAGTAATCTTCTTATTATAGATGAAATGGCACACTGTCCTAATGATTTAATGAAAGAATTGTGGAAATCGGCTATTCCTATTATTTCATCTTCTAAGAAATCACAACTTGTGATTATTAGTACGCCTAATGGTGTAGATAATAAATTTTATGATCTTTATAAACAAGCACAAGAATCAAATAGCGAATGGCATTTAGAACGAGTTGATTGGTGGGAAGTTCCCGGTAGAGACGAAGCTTGGAAACTTGATGCTATAGATGCTATTGGATCAAAAGAAGATTTTGATCAAGAGTTTGGAAATGTATTTCACGACAAAGGTAAAACCGCAATTGATCCTGAATTATTAGAAAAATTAAAAGAACAATGCAAAGACCCCATACTTGTTATGGATAATGGTGATTATAAAGTTTTTAATGAACCAAACCCCGAAAGTTTTTATGCTATTGGCGTTGATGTCAGTGAAGGTATAGGAAGAAGCAATACAGTTGCACAAATTTTAGATTTTTCAGATCTTACAAATATAAAACAAGTTGCAATTTATTCAACAAATCAAATGAGTCCTTTTCATTTTGGAACAAGATTAATGGGCATTCTTAACGATTGGGGTAGACCACCCATTCTTGTTGAAAACAACAATAATGGTCAACAAGTATTAGACGTATTGTGTCACACGCACAATTATGAATCAGTTGTTACATATCAGTTTGACGGTATGAGTAAACATTACAACAAAGAAGGAAGATTTGGTATTCACAATCACACCAATACTCGCTATAGGGGCGTTACGAATTTTAGATATTGGGCTAATAGTTTGAAAGCTTTAGCGTTATATGACATGGATACTTTATTGGAACTTACTAATTTTGTTAGACATCCTAATTTTACATTTAGTAAAAGAAAAGATGAAGATTTGGATGATAGAGTTTTATCTTTAATATGGGGTTTATTTATTTTAGATCCGTCTATAGCACCAAAATATTTCAATATTATTGAAACTGACGATCAAGGTAGACCTTTAAAAATTAAACCTCTTGTTGATAATAGCGATTTAATTAAAAAAAGTCCAATTTTTTACGGTCAAGTTTCAAATTTTAAAAAAACTAATAATATTATTAACAATAATGTTAGTTTTGTGGGTAAATTTGACATGAAAGCACCGATAACAATTGAACAAGAGTCATTACAGCTTCAACGTTGGCTTTCAAACTGGGGAAATGTTGGTCCTGAACCACCAATGGTAGAAACAATCGATAAAGACAATAAAGATAATAAGGATAAATTATATAATGGAGAAGAATGGCGACCAGCAATTCTAATTTAATAAAATATTATGTTACAAACACCGTTAAATAGATCACGTAGTGATAAATTCATTTTAGTTTTGGATATTCCATTAGCTCTGAAAAAGAATTATGATAGAATTATTAGTGATAATTTTAAAATTGACCCTTTACAATTATCAATAATAGGCTCACCTGTACCTGCTATCAATGTACCTGCGGTGGATGTTCCTTTTGGTGGACAATTTTATAAAACTTCATCTTTTTCAAGACCAGCATATGACCCGTTGCAAATAAAATTTTTAATTGATAATGGATATAAAAACTATTGGGCTATTTGGAATTGGCTTAATTTGTTAAATAATTATAAAACATCTAAAACAACTGCACATAACATTGTTGATAATGGAGAAAAATTAATTAATCCAATGTCTAATTATACTTCGAATTTTAAAATTTATGGCATTGATGAATATAATAATAAAATTATTTCTTTTTCTTATTCTAACGCATTTCCAATCAGTTTAAGTGAAATAAATTTTAATAATCAAGATCCATCTGAAATTAATTCAAATGTTACTTTTGTTTTTAATCAGTTAGAAGTTGAATTATTAAAAGATGTCAATCAAGCATCTTGTTAGTTATGGCTGATACTATGAACAACACAGATCAAAAAGGAACTTATCATCAAGTAAGAGATCAATATTATTATATTGAAATATCATTGTATAATCAAATTGAAGGTCAAAAACCATTAAATGTTCCTTTTTTCTTTGTTGATTCTCTTAAAATTCATGAAGGTTTATCTACTTGGATTACTAAAGCTGAAATAGTTTTTAATTCTGATTTTGAAATTTTTGCAAGAGGTGCTCAAAAAATAACATCAGATCCAAACAATACAGATGTTAAAGCTCCTTATATAGACAGAACTGATGGTAGAAATAGAATACATATTAAAATATATCCCGTTGACATGAATTTAGACGGAACCATTAAAAGTGCTGGTAGTTCGGCTAAATTTGAAAAAAAATATTGGGAATTAGACTATGATTTTGTAGTTTATGATATGCAAGATTTACCAACACCAAATGTTCAAATCAAGAAAAAGATGTATATGTTAATTGACGAAAGATGTCAAATTTTAAAAGAAAAAAATTTAGAATGGTCATCTGCAACCATGTCGGCTAAAAGATTAGGAACGCAAGCAAGATTTTTAAAAGACTCACAAGCTGCTATAAATCCCAATGATGCTTTAAAGGATTTATTAACTTTAGTTTCAACTAATGGTGATACGATGGAAAAAATAAAAATTGGATTTGATCAAAATGGAAGTATCGATAAGCCTAGTATTGATTTTGATAAAACGCAACAATGGGATGTTGGTGATTCTAACAATAAAGTTTCATTTCATCCGAGTGCAAATTCTACGGCTTTGGATGATATGTTTTATATATTATCACATTGTAAATCTTCAGATGATTTTCCGGTATTACTTGATTATGGTAGAAATAGTGAAGATAAAGGATGGCATTTAATTTCACTGTCAGAGTATTTTAAAAAATCTACAGATGAACAAGTGGAAAGATTAATTTTGGAAGATGGTTTAGCTCCCGATTCATCCGAAACAACGGGAAATACCAGTAATAGCACACCGTATATACCAAGAGCCGATGCTTCAATTGGAACACAAACTAAAAATTTTACATCTATAGTTGCTTCAAAAATAACAAAATATAATTATTCTCCTATGGTATCTTTAGACGATGCTAGAATATTAAATTCTCCATTATGTTATTTTGATGAACATACTGGGTTTTTTAATTTAAAAAAGAAAAATAATACTGCAAAAAAAGTAATTGAGAAATTAAAAGAATTGGCTAAACTTGGTTTATATAATTTTAAAAAATCCAATGGTAATCAAAAACCACAAATATTAATAAGTTTAAATAAAACAAAAACAACCGGACAAATGACTAAAAATGAATTTTCTATAACCGGACCTTATTCTTTACATGATGCTCCTTTACATCAAATGATTTTAGATGCTATATTTTTAAATCAATCTATTTCTTTTCAAACTTTAGGATTAACAATAAGAACTCCCGGAAAATTTATATTTATTGATCGTACTGCGTCTGGTGATGTAAATCCGTTTGACGATAGATTTTTAGGACAATGGTTAATTACACATGTGACTCATTTGTTTACACAAGAAACATATATAAACGAAATCGTAGCTAATAAAGTTGATAGTTATTCTGAATTATGGCCTGAAGAAGATAGTAATTATTAATATGGATAAAAACGTAATAAAACAAGCTATTCAAAAAAATAGAATTAAAGATTTAGCATCTTCTAATAAACCTAGTATGCCAAGTATACCACAAATGGCAAAAAATTTAGGACAAGATATATTTAAAACCGTAAAAAGTGTAGCTGCTGGCAATCCTATTAATGTTGATAGTCAAGAAGCAAATAAAAGAAAAAATATATGCAATTCTTGTGAATTTTTTAACAAAGCACAAGAAAGATGTTTAAAATGTGGATGTTATATGGCAGTTAAAGCCTATGTTAAAGCATCCAGTTGTCCTATTGGCAAGTGGTAGCTGAATATATCATTGGTATATAATATTGATCAACTATCCATTTGGCATAATAATCAATTTGCAAAACATCTTCTGGGTTTTTTTCTTTTAAAGTATCCCACTCTAAAATATAATCAGCCATACTACTGATAATTTTATTATTAACTCTCTCAGTATCATTAGCATCTTGTATTCCTTTTCTTTTAATAAAGATTAAAAGACCTTTTACTTCATTTTTAAGCCAATATACTTCATCTTGTTCATATTCTATATAACGAATATCGGGTAATATATTAACAAAATTTGGTATAATTGTAAACGCATTAATAAAATATCTACCTTTGGTTTTACTTCTCTGCATCTTACCATATTCGACTAATAATGGTCGCATAAATTCTTTATCATCAGAATTTTCAGTAAAAGCGTCAAGATTAAACTTTTTTGATATAAAATCTTTTAAATCTGTCTTAACCGCATCACCAGCGATAGATTTGCGAATAGCATCTATTTTATATTCTTTTAATTGTCGAATTATACCTCTACAGAGGGTGTCTTTTCCTGCTCTTGCTGCTCCTGCAATGCCTATTGGGGGGTATGAAAAACTGATATTATGCATAAATATAACTATATACTATTATTAAAATATGTCCATTGAAATAAATCCAATTTTTGGGGTATCTGAAACAATAGAAACGTCTGCACCCGTTTCAAAAGAACCCACCACGGCAAGTGTTCAACAGGTTTTTAATCCAAACGAGCCAAATATAATAAGCGGTATTGGTGCGTCAAGCGGTGATTTTGTTTTAACTGGGACTACTGGTGATATATCGAATGGTTTTATAGAATCAATGCCAGATGATGCTATTTTCACTGGGACTACTGCTAGTATAATCGATCCGTCTTTAAAAGACGCACCAGTTTATATTGCAAATTCAGTTGATCCTAACCCAAATGCAAATTCAGATAATCCAAATGCAAGATTGTCTAAACAATCGGCTGAACAGAAAAAAACACCATCTCAGAAAAAAGATAAAACTAAAGAAATAAATCAAGGTGGTAGTAAATCACATACAATTACACACAAAGAAATTCAAGAATTAGAAAAACAAACTAATTTATCATTATATCCTTATCTTTTTGGCGGTGAATTAGCCAGAATAAAACATCAATTTTCCAATTTAAATACAAATAAATATTATCTTTTATTAAACATGTTAGTTTATGGTTTTGATAATAAAATTTTACAATCTGGTGTTTATGGTCAAGACAAATATGTTATAGATCAAGGGTTTTTAAACGATTTTATCAAAATGGCTAAACAGCCAAAATTACAAGAAGCGTTAAAGAAAACACCTGCATATCAAAAAAAATCATTTGATGATATTGGTAAATTAGGTGTTACTCAAGCTAATGCTAATAATATGAATACAAGTCCAATAACTGGACCTCAAACTGAACATCCAAATTTAGTAACAGCTTTGATAAACAAAATACATCCAAACGCAGTTGCTGAATTGGATGCTTTTTGTAATAAAGTAAGAACATCTGCTTATTTAGCATTACCTAAAAAAGCTTTTGGTGCGATACAGGGTTTAGTGGCGGGTATTAATGGTGTAATAGCAGCATTTTCGACTCTTATAAATGACATTTATAATGGTATTATGGAATATGTTCAAAAATTTTATGCTTATATAAATGGGTTATTGTCTAAATTACAACAACTTGTAATGGATTTTTTAGAAAGTATAATTCCGGTTGATTTGTTATGTATATTGATGGCTATATTGCGTTCTATTGCTAGTGATATTCCGTTTTTCACATCATTAATGAATATGTCTAACATAACAAGTAATCTTACGGGTACATTGGAAGGTTATGTTAATAGTGCATTTGGTGCTGGTAGTGATTGGGTTGGCACTGCTGGTAGTTTTGCAAGTAATCCTTTCGGGTTTGTATCACAGTATTTGCCACCACAAGTAAATCAAATTATAAACCAAGTAAACTCATTAGCAAATAATCCAAATAATTTTTTAAGTTCTATGTTGGCAAATTATGGATATGGGTTAGCAGCAAAAGCAACTCAAAATAAAGTTGTATCAGAAATTCAAAATATAATGGGTCCAAATTTTTCAATTTTTAATCCTATTATCAATGCATTAGGGGATACTAATTCGACAAACCCAGAATCAGCTTCAAAACTCGGTGCTAGTACGTTTAAAGATGGCACTGAAGATATTTATGGACATCCCACTGACTCGTCAAAAATTGGAGTTAATGTCGCTTAATATATTATGTCTCGTGATAGTCATTTACTTTATGGAACATACGTTGGGTTGGTTTTAGATGCACAAGATCCCGATGGTTTAGGTAGAGTTAAATTAATAGTTCCCGGTAAAACTGGTCCACTTTTTAAAGGATGGAACGATAAACTTGATGATATATCATTTAAAACTGCATCTTCTGATCCGTTTTCACCTGATGTTTTAGATAGAGTGTTGGGGGTTTTACCGTGGGCAAGGCCATCTACTCCTGTCTGGGGTGGTGGTACGGGTGCTCCCGTTGCAACGGATACTCAACAAGCAACTACAATACCGACAGATCGTGCTCTTGGTTCTGGTTCAAATGCTGGTGTAACTCCCGGCGTTTTAGCAAAAACTGGAAATAGTGGTAGGTCAACGGGTCCACATTTGGATGTTAGATGGGGTGATAAACGTCCTATTTCAGCAAATGATGCAAATAAATATCTTTTAATAGACGGAAAATCACCAAGTAGTTTTGGTGTTTCTTCCGCTTATGGTGCTACTGAAAGTTTTAGAAAAAGTCCACACAAAGGTATTGATTTTAGAACCCCAACTGGATCATCTATTCAATTACAAAACGGCGCAACTTATGTTGGAACGTTTGAAGATTCTGGTGGCGGTGGAACTGTTGTTAGAATTAATACACCAGAAGGTGTAATGAGTTTACTACATTTAAATCCGGGAACTGTAAACACAAACTATGGTAATGATAATTCCGCTCAATCGCTTCAAGCTGTAAATGGTGATAATAGAGGAGTTTCTGATGATGGTGTTAATAATAAAGAAGGAACATTTAATGGAAATGAAGATCCAATTGGTTCCGGTAGTGCGTGTGCTGGAAATTCAAGCGGTTCTCCGATGAGTCTTTCTGAAGCTAAAGCATTATCAGTAGCTCAAAACCGTGAAATGGATTCCAAAGGAATGACAATTGCTTCTAATAATGGTGTAATGGATGAAGCATCATTTAAAAGTTATGCTGTTGAAAGAATGAAATGTTCACCTTTACTATCAGCAAATTTAAATCCATCAGAAGCAGCAAAATATGGAGTATCAAACACTAAAGATCCAAATCAATGGGCGGATTTTATGTGGAGATTGGCATTAGCGGAACAAGGTGGTAAGGTTGCAGCATCCGGTGCTGATACTGTAAATGATCCGGGTGGTTCTTGGGGTGCATGGTCAACTAGTGTTCTTGATACATCGGTGTATGCTGGATATAGTGGAATGGGCGTTAATGATTTACAATCAAGACCAGAGCTTGCCGCTAATACCGCAATATCAATGGCGGAAATTCAAATAACTAGAAATAATTCAATTGATGGTCTTGATAATACAGTTACAAAACGAGGATCATTTGCGGGTACAACCATGGCGAGAATGAGAGGTGAAGGTGCTCCATTAACAGCAGCGAGTTCTGGTGCTTTGGTTCAAAGGACAACAAATCAAGGTATGAACGCTTATGGTAGTGTTAACATGTCAAGATATGGAGCACCTGTTGGTGTTTTTTCAACGCCAGCCGTTGGTTCAAAAGTATGGGTGACGTTTGAAGGGGGTAGTTCACAAAGACCAATTTATATGGGTCAAGTATATGAACCATCTAACATAGGAGCACATGGATAATTTCAATAAAATTAATAAATAAAATATGGCAGCATCAACAACATTAGATAGTTTATCCGGTTCAAAACAAACCAGTTCATTAGTTGCTGAAGCTGGTGGCTTGGAAATAAAAAGTAATATTTTTATTAACACTGCTACTGGTTCATCTATTCAAGATGATATGTCTTATGTTTTATTACAAGACAAATATAAAAGTTTAGTTCAACTTATAGGTGGAGGTTTAACAATAAAATCAAATGCTGATTTGTATATTGGTGCTGGTCAAAATCTTTTTACTTCAATAAGGGGCGATTCTCAAACGGTAGCTCAAGGGGATAAACATAGTTATGTACATGGTAATGAAACAAAACAAGTTGGGGAAGCAACATCAAAGCAAGTAACGGCTGCTAAAAGTTTACAAGATACTACACATGATATTGATAAGAAAAAAGTCGATACAATTAAAAAAGAAAAAGGATCACAGGTTCCATGTCCAACGTGTTCTAGTAAAATATTAACAGATAAAGATCAATGTTTAATTGATAAAGCATTTCAAATTATAAGATTTACAATACCAAATTTACCTTACCCATTAGAAGTAATTCAAAAATATTTAAATATGTTAATTACACCGTTTCTTTCAAGTGAAAAGGTGTCATCTTTAAATCAAGGAAAAGGTTGTGGTAGTCCCGGTTGTAAAAATGGAATGGTTTATTCTAAAAAAGAAGCAATACAAAAAGCAAACGAAACCGCTGCTAAAGATTTAGAAAGTAAACAAAAAACATTAGAAAAACATCAAAAAGATTTAGGTAGTGGTGGAACTCATGCTATGGGTCCATTTATGTCTGATGTTGCTATACATGTAGGTCATCCAAAATCGATGAACAAAGCACCAACAACCGCTGAAGGTGAAAACATGACCACTCCTTTTGGATTTTTAAATAGTGAAGAAGGAAAAGGACTTTTTCCTCACACTAAAGGTAATTGTAAACAAGTTATACATACTGATCCTTTAATAAACCCCGGTAGTTTATTTTTAGGAGTTGCTCAAAAATTTACATTGGCTGTTGGATCTCCCGGTATTGATGTTCACACAACAGGTAAGGCTCAATTTAACGGTGCGGTTACTACGATAGCAGCAACTGAAGGTGAATTAACATTAATGTCTAAAAATCTTACTACAATCAAAGGAAAAAATATTGTAATAGATGGTAATGATCGTTCTGGTGATACTGGAATAAGAATGGAAGCGAATAATGTTATGGTTGCTGGTGCTTTGCATGTTAGCGGTGATACTGCTATAAAAGGTTCTTTATCATTGGATGGTGGTTTACATTGCACTCACATTACAGCCCCCGGCGAACGTGTATCTACTGGACCTTCTAACAGTTCAAATTCGGTTCATTTGGGTGCTAATTGGAATAATCCAACAGGTGCATTAAAAGCAACATTAGCTAATACAAAGGATTATGTGGTAAAAACAGCAGGAAGAGATTTATTTAACACATTATCAAAAAATATTTTTAACGGAACTACTCCAATGTTTACATTGGCTATGGAAGCATATGATAGAGCAATGTTACAAGTTCCCGTTGATAATACTGGTTTGCCCACTGGGTATGCTATGACTTATTTTGCACCTCCCGGTGTTCCTGCTGGTAGTCCGCTGATGGTTAACGGTATTGCGTTTGCAATGACTAAAGATGGTCCTGCGCCTGTTACGTTTACAAATACTTTCGTAGTTCCCGGTCAAACTTTACCAATATTTACTTTCCCACATAATCACGGTAATGCTGGTGATGAACACGCCCATGATTATACAAGTTATCATGGACATCAAGTTGCAAATGCAAAAACAGCTAGAGCAACTAGACCTCAACCTAGTCACGTACCAACACCAGCAAAACCAACTGGTATGGGTTCTAAACCCGGACATAGAAGTATTGGTGATTTATGTATACCTTGTATTAACCCTTTTGGTAATAATGGAAATGAAGCAGCAATATCTAGAAGAAATTCGCAATATGGGCTAGGGCCGAATGATGGAGATGCGTATAATGGAAACTTTGTTACTGCTGATGGTGTATTTGATCCAGATGGTAATTTAATACCACCACCAAATTTCAATCTTGGATGTGATTAAACAACAATACCACCAATTGTTGTTACTGAAGTATAAACAACTGGAACGGTACTTACTGTGGGTGTCAACATTGATCCATACGTATCAGAAAAATATTTAATTGCTAGTGCTGAATTTGAGAATATATATGTATATTCCAATTCGGGTGTAGTTTTATATTTGTCCATTAACAAATCATAATGTTCTTTTGATAAAGTTTCACTTAAATATATATTTTTATAATTTGGAATTTCGGATGCCATTGCTAAAGATATTGCACCGTTTGTTGGTGATTTATTCCCTATGATATATTTCATATCATCTAAATTTAACAATACTGCAACTTTATTTGCAATATCAGCATAATATTTTAAATACACAATTGTTGTTCCTTTTGTTAAAAGAACAAGCATCGTTCCTGATGTTTTGTATATGTTTACTTCCGCTTTATAATCTGAAAAATATTTTTTTATAAAGTTAACAAAATAACCAGCGTGTGATTCTCTGGCTGAATTTATATAATCATATACAAAATTTGTAACATCTTGTGGTGCAAAGGGAGTTAATAGTTCTTCATAAGTTGTACTTAAAGGCGGTATTGTGATTGCACCATATTGATAAGGGTTTTGACCAGTTAAATCCAAAGATAATAATGCTGGAAGTGTTTCTGATTTTTTAATCGTCACACCATCGGAATTACAAATATAATTATCTATAATTTGAGTTCCCCCGTTTTGTCTAACCTCTGTTTGTGCTATCATTTTTGGTATAAAATTTATACCAGTTTGAATCATTACTTCTCCTAAAGAAACTCTTGGATCACCGACACCAGTTAGCCCAGTAAAATCAGTAAATGGGGTAATATCAAACGATGAAGGCGGTGCGACTAATATTCCACTAACGTTATCATCATTTACTGCATTTAATAAATTACATAAAAAAGGTATTATGTTAAAATTAAGATCTAAATGTTGGGCAGAGCCTACTGGAAATAGAGTCGGGTCTAATCCAGCTTGAATACAAAAAGGGTCTATTAAACTAGGATCAATGTTATTCATCTAAAAAATTTTCGTGTTGTTGTTTTAAAAATATAGTTTTGAGAAATTCCATAACAGCATCTCTATCTTTTGAGGTTTCAAACTTTTGAATTATAACTCTTTCTCCTTCCATATTATATCCAAACAAAACAAAAGAGTCCAAATATTCAGAAACCATATTTTTTAACATTGTCAAATCTCTTCTGACAATTGTGTTATTTTGTGAATTTTCTCTTAACCATCTATCCAAACTTTTTTGAAGTTCTAAATTATTAACAGCTAAAAAAACTTTATCATTTAATTCTTTTACTTGTTCATCTGTCATACCTTTTTTTTTTGACTTTACACTGGTATTTTCTGAAGACAATGAGGGGGTATTAGTTTTTTTTCTTTTATTTGTCATTGTATTTAGGTGCTTTATTATTTATTCCAAATTTAACAAGATATTCGACAACTGTTTCAATAGAACTTGTTTTTAATTTAAATCTATCTGGTATAAATTGCGCCCCATCATGCATTTCAAAATATTCTTCGCCAAAAGAATTATGATTGTTAAAACATGTTATAAACACAGATGATACTTTAGGATCTACCACAACAGTCCAAGCTCTAGGATCATGTTCAGAATAATCTGTAAAAACTTTATCAGTTACATATCCACTATCACGAAGGCGTTTGATAAAATATCCAACAGTTGTTAATTTATTTTTCGACATATTATATCTTATCACTTATTAATTATTTAACAAGTGCGGATATAATATATTTTAACTGTGTATTTTCATCTTCTTGTGTTTCAAAAACAAACACTTTAAACTCATTATTAATTTTAACTTTAATAGAAGTTTTACTACTAGCCAGTAATTTAAATACTTCTATTTTAACCGACATTGGCGTTAGTAAAGGTTCTCCTGTAAATGAAGGAGAAGCCACCAAAGATACATTATCGATATTTTGAAGCGATTTATCATCAATTTCCGCTATTACAGTATCATCTTTAGTATAAAAATATATTTTATTAACATCGTTAACAAAAGAATACGCTGACATGATTTGCTTAATTTTTGCAAGTGAAATATCAAACACAGTATCATACTTTAAACTTGCAATTTTTTCAATATTAACACTGGATTCTTTGATAATGTTATCTTCAACTAAATGATATTTAAAATGATTGTTTTCGCCCGATACTGTATTAGTTGATTTGCAAACAATATTGTTATCATTTTTAATAATTTTAAATTCACCGTCATCACCCAAACAATCTAATCCAGTTAAAAATTTTTTAATATTGATAATATTAAGTTTTATTTTATCTATAGTTACTGGAAGTTTGGTATTAGCGTAAAGTATAACACTACTATCAATTGAACTACAAAGAGTGTATATAGATTCGGTATCATTACGTAAAACGCAAGAATCGGCAAGCCTGTTTACAGGCTTTAACAATTTTTCCAAAGAACTTTTTGGAATTGGTATTAAAAATTCATTCATCAACTTTAGGTTTGCTACTTTCTTGCATATACTTTAGCATACCCTGTAATGATTTGTCAATGTTTTTTAATGAATTTCTGATACTATCTACATCACTACGAGTTAAAAGAGTTACATTTTTATCTTCTTTAAAACCATCGATTATAGATGATGTTTTTGTTTCTGTTCGTAAAGTTTGAATATTTGGACTAGTAACAGACGGAAGTATTGTAGATACCGCTTGTGGTAATTGTGTTGATTCTGTTGCAAATGAAGCAGCAGTTGGAATAAAAGATGGTTGTATATCAGGAACTTGTGATTGCACATATTCTTCAGGCGGCGGTGGTGCATATCCTGCGGGTGTGTCTGTTAAATAACTCGCAGGTTTGATCCTAACATTAGGATTTTTAACTTTAGCTACAAAACTATTTATATCGATTTTATTTGCAGGATTACTAGTGCGGTGGGTGGTAAATTGATCAACCATTTTCATTTGACCACCCACCATTGCAGCTAGTTTAGCAGCTTCTAACGCTTCCGCCTGATTCATATTTTAGAGGCTTTCCAAAATCTCTTTCATCCTTTTCTCCTGATCAGAAAGAGAATCTGATTTGGTTTCAACTTCTGTTTCAGTTGAAGCACTTATATCATCAACTTTAAACTCATCTTCATCTTCCTCAACAACCGCAGGTGCAGCCGTGTCTTTACCTAAGAAGTGAACATCAAGAAGATCTTTAATCTCGTTATAAGTTTTTGGTTTGAAAATATTGTCATACGATTTGAAAGAACCATAAACAGAATCAATTGCAGAATCTGTATCTAAACCTTCAATTTCGGAAGGTGAAACAAATTTAGAAGTTACATATGATGGATAACCACCCTCATTAGTCTCAACCTTAATTTTAAGATTACATCCATTTGATGATAGATCAAAAATTCGTGAGCCAAATTCATCTTTATCATCACCAAAACGAGCAGCTTCGATAATTTTTTCAAGTTGCGCTCCAGCATTAAGATATTTAACCTGACCTTGATTTGTGGGATTGGAAGGATCGGTGATTACATATGCATTGTAAAGCCACTTCTCCGACTTTTTAAGAGGTTTAACCTGATTAATCAATGTTTCATTTTTAGTAGCCCAAATCTTGGAACGGTACTCACAAATCGGACACTTCTCTTTGTAAGTGTTAGGACATAACACTGAAATTTTTTTACCATGAACACAGCTTTCAAAGATATGTTGTGCGTATTTGTACCAACTGTTGCTTATGTCTTCCACGTTTGGTACGAGACGAACCACATATGTCTTACCAGATTCAAATTTCAAGAAGTCTTTAAAGACTGATTCGGTGTTATTTTTATTGCTGAAGGATTCCTTTAGGGTATCGAACAGGCTTGCGTTGTATTTAGTACTCATAATCTATTTATATTATCACATTTGGCGTATTCGTCAACTCTTTTTCCACAAAAAACTTAACTTTTTTAACACCATCTCTTATAAATTCTTTTGTTTTTAAGCATTTATCGTATTTGTTTTTGTATGATACCAATGCTTCGTATAAATTTGTCGCAAACAAATAAAGTTCATCTTTTGGAATGGTGTTTAATATGGAAAAAACATCGCCCAACTCAAACAAACAATATGGATTTACTCTATGTTCCCTATAATGATCTAACCACGCATAGATGTATCCTGATTTTTTATAAAGATACGCATCCAAATTAATTTTTTTATCAATACAATACATACCAATAAACCGTAAACTCTCTTTAATCTCATCATGTTGCTTGTCAGGACTACGATCTTCCTTTTGTTTTTGATACATAGCATAGTTTTTTAATGCTGCTCTTGTTGTAAATGAGTTTAAAGGTGGATATTTATCATTAGGATATAAAAAAACAGGAGCCTCAAAGAAATCATCGCACTTAATGTGTGGGAATTTCTTTAAAAAATTTGATATTTTTATAATAGATGTTGCGGTGTTTGGGTTTATATTTGAAAAATCTTTACGTTGTTTGTATGGTTCACCCCTTCTATAATTTTTAAGATAACAATTATATACTTTTTTGTTTAAATCAGTAAAATTATTCATTTTTTGTTTAACTTTGATCGAAATATTTTTTTATAAACGTTTGGCGTTGAGCTTAAATATGCTCTTATGATACCTTGAAGGTTGTATTCACCCAATAATGCAAAGTATATCTTCTGTGTCTTCTTATCGTCAACTAAAAATTTTAAAAAATTAAGATAATTCATTTTTTTACCCTTGCATATACAGACAAATGCTCCAAATTTTAAAGTTATCTCTTCAAATTCTTCAATATTTAAAGCATTTGCTGGATTTGTGAGTGATTCTAGTTGCTGAGAGGATGTTATAATCATAATGCTTTAAGTTTTTTGGTCATTTCCATGAATAATGGTGTTATTTTTCCACCAGCAGCGTACCTATGACCATTTCCGTTGCAATATTTGTCTGCAAATGCAGCTAAATCAATATTTTTATCGCTTTTTCTTTGCCTCATACTTACTTTTTCCGTTTTTGTATTGATATAGAACAATATATCTGGTTTATGTATGCTCATTAATGAATCCATTACGATATTATTAAAATTTTCAGTAGTTGCTGCTATTATTTTTTGTGGGGTTCCTTCGATTATTAGTTCACCAGCATAACAATTAGTTTGAGTTAATTTTATTTTGGCATCATCTTTAGCATGTTTGATAATTTCTTTTTGTTTTGGAGTAAATTCTCTAAAACCATCTTTATAATAATTACAAAAATAACAAAATTCGTTTTTAAATTGCGTCCAAAACAAAATATTTAAATCATATGAATCTTGAAAATTATTATTACCACTATCATGATCATCAGCTAATAATAATAATTTTTTTTGTGCATCTGTAAACTCTGGTGCTATGTTTTTAAATAATTTTCTTACAAAAATAGAATTTGATGTATAATCACCATGAAGTATTTTTGCTTGTTTAAACAAGGGAATATATTTTGAACTTCTAACATGGTGATCTATAAATGTTATATATTCATAATCAAGTTCGGGTAACATTTCTTCTCTTAAGGAAAGATCCATGATTATAATTTCAGGTGGATTGCAAGTTTTTTGTATATAGTCTTTAATTATATCAATTTGTACGTTTGTAATTTCTCTATATGTAACTTGAGCTTCAGGTTTAGACCATAAAAAAGTCAAAAGACTGACCGCCCCATCTAAATCTTTATGAGTAAAAATTTGATATGTTTTTTTTATATCCATTACGTTGTTTATTTAGATTAATTGCTTAATTTATCAATTAAATTTAAAGTATCCGATATACTAGAACCAATTTCATCATCTAAATTCATATTCATATTTGGTGATGTACTTTTAACGCTATATTGTTGAACAGATTGATCGGGTTCACTCAATGCAAGAGTTGGATAATCGATATTAAGATGTGTATATACTTCTCTAGGGCCAAAACGGTTTTTTTCTATCCCCATGTGAATAATACCAAGATCAGAATCACCTTCTTCTGTCCAAATTGACATCATAGCATCGACAGTGTGCGCTAAACCCATAGATTCGCTAGTTTTTCCCATATCGGGCTGTGGTGTATTAATAGCGGCTCGGTTTGCTTGTGTCGCAGATATTATAGGACAGTTAAACTCATATGTTAAAGCCCTTAAACCTTCAGTGATTTTTTTAATAGACTCATATGAACTTAATCCAGCAGATGCTGGCATCAAAAGATTAATATAATCAACAATAATAGCGTCTGGTTTGATTCCCTTTTGTATTAATTTGTTTACATACGTCTTTAAATGAAGAACACTTAAAGATTGTGGTGCAAATTCTTTTACAATTAATTTAGATTTACTATTTTTAATTTTATATTCATTAAGATGCTTTTTAAGTGGATCTACTTGAAGTTTTAAATCATCAAACGGTATTTTAGATAACTGTGCGGATATTCTTTTTGCATAAACCTGTTCAGGCATTTCCAGTGAAATTAAAACAACTGTTTTATTCTGACTAAGAATATTTGTTGCAATATTACCAAGAAAAATAGATTTACCAACATTAGTTTGTCCAAAAAACACATAAAGTGCTCTACCCTCTGACATAAATCCACCTCCAATATGATTATCAAGCCATTTCCAACCACTTGAAATGGTATTAAATGATTTATTAAGATCAGAGCAGTGTTTATCGATATCTTCAAGATAATCCATTCCAATATTATCAATTAAAGATATACTACATGCCTTTTCAAACTTCTTAAGTATCTTTGCATTATCAATATGACCAGAATTAACATCTAATGATGTTTCTAATACAGTCGTAAGAACTGATTTTTCCCTTAAAAATCGTTCAGTGTTTTTTATAAGCAAATCTTTATTGTAGTTTTTATCAATACCGTTAAAAGACATAACAGTTTGCTTCAAAGCATCCCTTTGTTCTTGTGTAACAAGATGTGCTTTTAATTCTGTGACGTTTGGAACGTGTCTATTTTCAATATAAAACGATTTAAGAATTGTAAAAACAATATTAATATTTTTATCTTTAAAAAAAATGGGATTAATGAAATCAATAATAGTTTCAAGATAACTTTGATCAAACAAAGCATTGTACATGACTATTTTTTCAAAATAATCCAGATCTAACGATAGATTCTTTTCTGACATAAAGACATTATAAATTGCATTTACACAAAAAGCAATTTATAACTTTCATCATTGGACTTCGTTTTTAAATGTAAGTTCCACTTTAAGTTTTTCTTCAAGTGCAGGGAGAATTTTTCCCCAAACGACTTCATCTGTTTTCCAATCTTTAAAGAAACCTAAAATTTCACCATTGAAAGCATGTCTATGTCCTTGTTTTTCAAGAATACCATAACCCTCACACATCTCTAACAAGCCCGAATACTTATTAAGACCTGTTCTAAAGTTTAAATACATCTCAGTCTCAAGGAATGGTGGCACAAAACGATTTTTAGTCGTAAATGCTCTCAATGTAAGTCCATTAATGTCCTTTGATAGAGGTGTAACCGTGTCATTAGAATCCTTATTCTTACTATCACTTGATCTTTCAGCCTTCTTTGCCATCTGAACAATCACAGATGCCATATAAAGAGGTCCAGAACCACCAGCTTGTTTCTTTAAAGCAGAAGGATGAAGTTGTGATGGATCATCATAGATATGATTGGTAAAAACAACAGGACAATTAGCCTTTGATGCTACTTGCGTGATTGCTCTTAACATGCTTTTCAAAGCTTTTGCACGATTTCCCATATCAGGAGTATCAGAACCCTCATCGATCTTCTTTTGTTCTTGGGTTGTAATCAAATTACCAAGAGAATCGATGACAATAAGAACTTTGCCTTGCAGATTTTTTTCGATGACAGTTTGTAGAAACTTTACAACTTGATTTCTGCATTGTTCAGTCAATTGTGATGGGACATGTTTGATTTTTGAGGTGTCACATCCAAGTCTTTTTGCTGTATCTTCGTCTAATGCGCCTTCGGTGTCAAAATATGCAACGTGCATTCCTTTTTTTTGAGCATTTGCCATAATTTTATTAGCCATCAGTGTTTTTCCACAAGATTCTGGTCCAATAAAACCCGTAAGGCGACCCATTGGAATTCCCCCGTAGATAGAACCTGATATGATTGCGTTTAATGCCAATGATCCAGTATCAATCCATTCTTTAACGTTAGATAAACTGTTTTCATCAAGAAATGCTGCCTCTGGATTAAGATCATCTAGAACATTAAATGCATCCATGATATTTCCGGTATTAGTTTCTATATTTTCTTCAATTTTTTTCTTAGCCATATACAATATATTAACAGAAAACCTCAGACTGTCAAAGACAATCTGAGGTTTTTTTTGATGAATACTGAAAAATTTGTTATTCGTCAAATAAATTAACTACTCTTTCAGTGGGTTCTGGTGCTGGTTGAGCAGCAGCCACATCTGCTGTGACAAATGCGTTTTGTGGGTTGAACATTTGTGCATATTGTGTCTGTAAACGGAAATCTAATGCGTCGATATCTGTTGTTGTTATTCTCGAAGAGTCGTATGTAAATACGACATCTGCGGACTTATCTCCCAAGAACTCTCTGAAAAAGAGAGGAAGGAGTTGAACTGACATCTTTCCGGTATTGTCAGCAGGGACAATATGAAGAATGACAGGATTTTTAATGTTCAAGTTTCCTTTTGTAGAAGGAGCTTCTTGACCAAGAATTGTCCTACCAATAGTGTCTAGGATTACGATTAATTTGTTTTCTGTTGTTGTTGTTGTATTACTCATAATTGTTATATAAATTTAACATATTATGTATAATAGTCAATGGGTAAATATTAAAAATGTTAAATTTTTCTAAATATTTTTATAAAATACAAAAAAGTAATCCTCATATATCTGATGATTATGATCTTATTATTCAAATAGCTGACCCATCTAAAGGTAAAAATTATTATAAAACTTATAAATTTTCTGGTTATATATCTGAACAAGAAGCAAAAGAAAATGTACAAAAAAAATTAGAAGATATTAAAAAAGAACATGAAATAAAAACAAATGATATTATGTCACCTGAAGAATTTTCATCAGAAATGACAAAATTAAAAGCTTATATCAAAAGATCAAAAGATAATGAAAGATTATCTTTTAAAGATTTTGTAAAATCACAATTTCCATCCTAATGCGTAAGAAATTTGTGGAAATTTTTCTATAAAAATTGATTTAATACCATTTGCTATTTCTCTATGTTCTTTTTGTGTGTCTTCTTTGGTTCTAATTTCTAAATAATGAATCCAAGATCGAATGGAACCTGACATATACATTGTTGTTTGTGTGCTCAATGGAAGAATCATTCTTGCACATTCTTTTGCGATACCAGAATCAATAAGATGTTCATAAGCGGCAAGACAAGCTTTCTCTGCATTGTCAACGATACTTGCTTGGAATGATGTAAGTTGAACTTCCTCATCTCCCACTTGTCGATTTGTCTTTCCTTGCTTTCTAAATTCAATTGGTTCTAGTTTTGTTACTTCAGAATATCTTTGACTAAATTCTTGAAAAGAAAAGCTACGATGCCTTAATATTTGCGCTGCGATAGCTCTTGATGTTTGAATTTCTATACACATAGATGCCATTTCAAATGGACTCCAATGTTTATGTTTAATTAAATAATTTATTAATTTTGGAGAAGATTCTTTGTTTAATTGATTACTAGGATTTGAAACTCTTGCACAATAAATAATTAAATCTTCTGGTGTGGATATTGTAGATTCAATTTGAGGCGTTGTTAATGATATTAATTTAGTTTTCATGAAAATAATTCTGTTAAATCTGTAGCCTCTTCGCACCCAATTGCGGGAGTAGGCCAACCAATAACGTTAAATATCCTTGTTAATAGCGGAACTACGTTTTTTTCAAACATAAAACGATAATCAGGCTTAATCACTGCAAGTAACTCCTTTGGATATTCATCTATAAAACCCATTGTCTCATATGCATATATGTTTTTCTTGCAATAAAAAAATTTAATCTTAGTTCCATTAGCAATTGCTGGATATTTATCATCAATTTTTAATTTTTTAAGAGCATCATTAAAATTAATACAACTTTTAGCATGACCGGGAGTTCCTTTACCAAAACCACCATTACCATCAATCATATTGCTGTATTTTTCATAATTATTAATCTTTTTTCTCGTAGCAATTTCAATTGTAGACATATTACAAAATTTTTCATATCCCTCTTGAAACAAATGAATCGCTATTTTTCTATTTTTAGCAATAATTGCTGATTCTATAACATTTTTAATCAATTCTTTAACTTCTTTTGATAAAGTTGCTTTGGCAACTTCAATCCCTTTGTATTCAAACTCTTCGGTTTTAACGCCATCTTTGTCTAAAATGTGAAGAATGTAGAATTTTTTAGCTTGAAGTAACGCAACGTCACATATTTTTTCTCGTTTAAAAACATAACGAGGGTCGATTGATTTAAATTCTAATTTAGCCCATTCGTTAATTCCATTATTTAAAACTTTACCATATTCATCGATAATATCGTATGCTTCTTTGGTGATTTCTCCGTCTTTTAGTAGAGAAGTGTTTTTATTTTGTAATATTTCTTTAAATGAAAAGAATTCACTGTCAGTATCTTGATAAATTAAAATATCTTCCAACTTACCAGAAAACCCAGATCGTTTGGCATACTCATATATAATTTCTGGACCCTTTTTAACAACCGCTTGACCCGATAACGTTACACTTTCCGCATGATCAATGTCAAATAGAGGTGAAAATATGTTAGAAAATACACCATATATTGAGTTTAAAAATACTTTATACACATTTGACAATGTATCGTTATCATTAACCTCTTCTTGGTACTTTTGTTTATCTTCTGGTGTTTTTGCTTTTTTTAATTTGAGTTTAGCTTGTAATGTTTTATCTTTTGCCTTTACTCTTTCAGAGTATAATTTATCAATAAGGGTAGGTACGACTCCTTTAAATCTTTGTGTATACAAAACATCAGCTTTTGTTATGCAAAGTTTCTCAGATTTAACTATTTCTTCAAATTTTTCATTAGTAAGATCTACAATTTTATTATTAGTTAATTTTAAAGTAATACCATCTTTACTTCGAGCAATAATTTTGCCTATTTTGGTTTCAGTTGATATATTTAAAGTAATAATTGTATTTGGATACAAACTATTAGCATCATACGTCACAACATCATCATATAAACCTTTTACTGGTTCATAAACAAAACCACCAGCAAAATCTTGTTTCACATTATCCACGTTAAATGTAGGAATTATCATGTTTTGTGATAATGCTTGATGTGCAACAGCACCAGTAATCATTGAAACTTTACCCATTGATTTTTGAAATGGAATAAATCCACGATATGCAAGATTTCTAATGAGTTGCAAGTATTTTAACTTGTTTTCAAGCATTACCAGCAAGCGTACGTCTTGAATATTGTAATCTGTAAACTTAAACCAATCAGTATCAGCAAGAGTTGATAATGATGTGCTACCAATAGCTATTTTAGACTCACCTAATTCATATTCTGATATATAATTTAAAGACATTGACTCTCTTTTTCCACCACAAAGAGTTTCATAGAGATCCATATAATCGATAATACTGACACCCGCAACGTGCCATCTGTCAAGTTCTCTACCTAATTTGTTAATAGATGCTTTTTCTTGTAACCAAAGCTTGTTAACTGGTGATAATTTTTCTTTATAATCATCTTCAAATATTTTCGACAATCTATTCATGATGTATGGTATATCATACCCATGAACGTTCCATCCGGTAACAATATCAGGTGGGTCGTTTCTCCAAAAATTAACAAAACTCTTTAACAAATCTCTTTCATCTTTACATTTAATATAAGTTACGTCTTCTTCTAATGTGGAATAATTTTTACAACCCCAAGTATAATACTGTTTTGATAAAGAATCATAAACCGTTATAAGGTTTACAGGATCACTAGCTATTTCTGGTGATGCAAAGTGATCAGTTGCATAAGTTTCAATATCAAGATAAAAAATTTTGAGTGGTTGTGTTCCAAATCCCGGCTTATCAATATCATCTTTAAAAGTTTCAAGTAAAAATTGCTGTTGAATTTCAAGATTGTAAAATAATCTCGTAATTGGTGTCGTTTCAACGTAAGATTTTCTAGCTTTTTGATTTTTAAATATTAACTTTTTAAGGGGAGTTTTAAAAACAGATGTAGCATCTGTACCGTGCTCAGATTCAATGTATAAATATGGCTCATAACTAGTAACACGAGTAATTCTGTTACCATCATCATCCCAAGTCCACAGGTGCATAGCACCATTTCGGGAATCATAATAAACGTTTCTATACGCCATATACTTATTATGGCATAAATTTACAAATGGTCAAGAATCTTGATCTGGATTGTTTAATATAAGTTTTGGAGCCATTTTTTTTCTTTCTTTTGAACCCCATTCGGTAAAATACATTGCTTCATATTCGTCTAAATGGTCTTCTAACCACAATCCTTCAGTGAATTTTCTGGCTTTTTCTGATAATCTCATATATCGGCTATGATCAGATGTTATATACTCAAGCTGTTGAATTAAATCATCACCAGTTTTGAATTTAAATTCAGCTTCTTCGTATGTACAAAGGTCTTGATATACTCCCGGCATACCTAAACCACCAGCTTCTATCATTTTAATATTAGATTTTGATTTATTAAAAACATTATCAATCAATGGTGCAAAAGATACGTTACAATTTGTATCATAAAGACCTTTTGGATAATCATGAAGGGGTGACCAATCGATATATTCCATATCGCCGTTATCAATATATGGTTTTAGTACCAATGGGAAACAACCTTTCCATACAAATTTAAATTTTTTACGTGCTTTTATAATTGCATCGGTAACGTGTTTAAAATCATCATTCAATCCAGTGCGATTTAACACATCAACATGTGTTCCTGATCCAGAATACAATATTCTAGGACGTTTTTTGTTTTCGTCGTACAATCTTTCAATTCTTTCTTTCTCATAAAAACGATCTAACCAGAATTTAGGAGGATAATTTGGAATAACTGTTATGTTTTTATTACCTGTTTTATCTTGATAATATTCTTTCATGTATTTACAAGTAACAGTCATCTCATCCATTGTTTGCATGATCTCTAAAATACTATCGGTGATATTTTGATCAACAAAAGCATCTTTACAACGATTGTAATCAGGAATATCATCTTTGAAGACGATATCATCGACTTCATAAATTAATCTATATTTAAAATGACTCTGCGCTTTTTTTAATTCTTTAATAAAATCTCTTTGAATGGGTGTCGCTTGACGTTGCATTCTTATAGCTTTAATGCCACCATAAAATCTTAAATCTAAAATCATTTGAGTAAGACCTGACATACATGCTTTAGTGTAAGCATTCATAAGAAACTCAGGCCAAACCATTCTCCAAAACCCACAACCACCATAATCGGCATAGTAATTGATGGCTCGTGGTAAATTTGCTTCTGGCATTTCCAATTTAGGTGGATCTGGTAATTTTACGGGGTGCATACCAGCATAACTGTAGGTGGGCATACCTATTGGCATTGCTGCTGGTGGGTTTGGTATATTAGTTCTAACTGGATTGTATTGAAATACAACGTTATTACCATTATTTTCTTTTATTTTTAATGCCATATTTAAATTTATAAGTCATGGTGTATTAATCAACTAACTATTGTTGTAACACCATTAAATTTTTCTAATAAAATTATGTTATCGCAATTTGTGATTTCAGATGATTTGTGAGATACAATATAAATTGATTCGTCATATTTTGCAACCTTATCTTTAAGTATTTCAAGAATTTTATCTGTTCCTTTTGCGTCTAAAGCGCAATCAAAAAGTTCATCATATATATTCAAAGAAAAAGATATACCAGAATGACACCTCAATACGTCTTGAAATGTAAAAAGTATAGCGGTATCAATTCTTTTACGTTCTCCACCACTAAAATTAAAATATGAACATTCTTTATTTTGTTCATTATAAATTGTTTCTTCAAACGTTTCATCAAACACACATTTACAGGGCGCATCAAGCGTCTGTAAATAATAGTTAAGTCTTGTATTAAGAATATTGATGATTTTTTTTACAATGTATTTTTTGACTCCATCCTCAGACATAATAAACTTGACGGTATCAAGTATTGCCATGTCTTTTTTAATGTTTTTAAGCTTTTCTTCATTAATTTGTATTTCTTTTTTTACATTATCTATGTTTACTTTAGTTGATGATTTTTCTTTATTAATTTCAACAATAAATTGTTTGAAATTTTTAATGTCATGTTCACATTTAGAAATTTTATGATCATTATCTTTAATGTCTAATTTAATTTGAATTAAATTTTTAATTTTTTTGTTAATCTTATCAATACCATCTTCTATTTTTTCTATTTTGTTTGCCCAAGAATTTTTTTGTTCATTAACGGTCGATTCTTCATTAGAAAATTTTATAATATCATTTTCAATATCTGTTAATCTTTTATTAACAGATTCAATATCGTCTTTGCAATATTCTCTATTGCAAGTTGGGCATGTATTACCTTTATCTTTTATTTTTTGTTTTTCTTTTTTAAGTTGATTGATTTCAGCAGATATGTTTGAACTTTTTAATATAGTATCTGTTTTGTTTTTAGAAAAAGTTTTGATTCCTTCCTTTAAAAGAAAAATTTGTTCTTCTAATTTTTTAATATCGTTATTACACTCATCCACGGATGGAAATTTTTTATCTTTACATTCTTTAATTGTCTTTTCATTTGATTTAATATTGTAATTCCAATTATCAATTTTTTCTTGTTTCTTTTTATCTTCGTTTGCTAATTGAATTTCAAATGTATTTAAATCTCTTTGAAGATTAATAAAAATATTACTAATAATATCATTTTCTTTTTTTGTATCATTGTAATCACTTCTAGTTTTTAATAAAATTTCACTAAAAATGTTTAATTGAAGTATTCCTTCAATAAATTTTCTTTTTTCTGTCTTTTTTTGCGCCATAAACGGAATGGTGTTATTTGCAGACATAATAACTGCATTGTTAAACACTTCTTCGTTAGCACCTATAAGAGTTTTGATAAATTCATCGTTTTTAGGTAAAGTTGATAATGTAATATCCTGATCATTACATAAAATTTCTATTTTTGTTGGATCTAAAGTTCTTGTTATTTTATATTTGGTTGTTAAAGAATCTTTTACAGTAAATTCTAAAATAGCCTGACATTCTTCTTTATTTTTGTTATGTTGTATCTTATCTTTTTTTAATTCTCTAATTGTGTTTCCAAATAAACACCAAAAAATTGCATCTGCTATTGTACTTTTACCAATTCCATTTTTACCACCCTTATCTTTATTTTCTCCTGTGATTACAGTAATACCTTTGGCAAAATCAATTTTAATTGGATTGTTTCCAATGGAAAGGAAATTTTTTATCTTTATAGAGTTAAAGATTACATTCTTCACCCTGATATATTAAATCAATATCCAGAATAATCAAATGTTTTATTTAAATTTATTGTTTTGTGGCAATAATATTATATTCTTCTTTTATGATGGAATATCCTAAGTTTAATAATTTCATTAAACAATTATGTAAATTTATGCCACCCCAAGAAAGAGTTCCATCCGAATGAATAAATTCAAACATCAATATTTTAATATCAATTTTAGAAAAATCTATTGAATTGATTATTTGAACATCTAAGCCTTCAGTGTCTATATAAAATCTATCAATTACAGATAAGTTCAATTCTTCAAATAATTTATTTATATTAACTGCTTTTACTTTTTGTTTTATAAGATTGTTATGATTGTGTTGGTGTAAATGTGATTCAAATACTGATACATGACTTGATGTTAATTCGTTAGCGGGTAATACAATATCAATATATTCAACATCTGTAGGTGTAATTGCATAATTTAAAAAATTAACATTATCAACGTTTGCATAGTTATTTTTACATTCATTTAAAGAATATATATTAGCATCTATTAAATATAATTTTTCTATATTATTAGAATTTTCAGTTATAAAATGATAAACATGATCATTTCCAGTATGACAGCCTATTTGTAATATTTTCATAATATATAAGAATTTTTAAAAAATGGTTCGCTAGGATAAACACCATCAATTGGCGTGTTTCTTAATTGATATTTATTGGGTTGGTAGCAAATTTCTTTATCATAAATACATGCTGTTGAACAGAATGATGAGTTTGATGATATTATGTTTTTTGAAAAATGTAAACAAGCCCAATCTATGTAATATTCATTTTGAATAAGTTCTATATTAAACGAACTATCAATATTTTTAATAATATCTATTAATTTTAAACATTCAAAACTATCATCAGTAAAAACATAAATGTTTTTTATATTTTTATGATTTTTTATCATGTGATGAATGCATTTTTCATAATATTCAAAAGGTAATCTTAAATCATATCCCAAATGACCATTGAAGTCGGTTCCTCTATAATGTATTGATATAGAATTTTTTTCAAAAACTCTACTAAAGTTTTGATTTAAAAAATCAATTATGTCTTTTTTTATTTTTATATCATTAAAAAAAGATTTAGAATATAATGGTGTATTATAAAACCATCCAGTTACAGAAATATTATCCGGTATATCTAATGTTTCGTCATTTAATAAATTTAAAGATTTATTTAAATTTAAACGATCTATTTTTTTAAGTTCTTCTATATCATGAACAAATGATTCTGAAAAATAATTTACTATATTATTATTCCATGTGCTTTTATATTCATCTAATTCAAATATACTACTCAAATTAGTATCTGTGCAAATGTTTAATTTATAATTTCTTTTTTTGCTGAAATTATGACAAAACATTAAATGGCATAAATGATTACCAAATGATTGATTTGCTCCAACTGATTTTAAATACTCAGAATTGGTAAAAATGTTTTTTAGTGCCATTCTACGATTTCTTGGTTTTTTTCTTTAAAACTATTGATTATATTTTGCCTTTTATTTTCATCTTGTTGATTGTGAACATGAAATTCACAATATATCTTTTTAAAGATTATATTATTTTCTAAAATTTGTTTTAATACCGCATATTCAACACCCTCTGCGTCAAATTTTAAAATACACTCTTCGGTATTGATTTTAAAATCATTAATAATATCAATAATTGTAGTCGTTTCAATATTATAATGATTATATTTGTCTATTTTAATATTAAAGCGTCCCAAACTATCAGTTAAGAATTTTTCACCCATTATTGTCGCTCCAATATCTTTAATTTTATCGTTTCTAGTTATTAGAGTTGTTGTTTTTACTTCAGTATCTACTGCTTTTTTGATTAAAAATGAATTTTCTATGCTTTTAATATCTCTTTCCAAGTCTATCCAACATTCTGGATTAGCTTCTACGAATATTTTAACATCTTCATCGTTAATTGTTTCCTGTGTCTTTAACAATTTAAAACCATCTAAATTATTACACCCTATATCTAAAATAGTTTTCATTTATTTTTTATAATCTTGACTATATTAACACAAGTGGCTTCTAATGTAAAGTATTTGGGATAAAAGTTCTTAATATTGTCAATTATTTTGTTGTATTTTTCATCACTGATTGACTTTAATATAGAATCTATATGTGGAATATCATTTGCTTCTATTAAAACCGATATATCTTCCCAATTTATATCATCTTTAAATGGTATATGCGGTGTTTTATTGTAAATGTATACTGGTACTGAATTTAATTGCATTGCTTCATACATCCTAAAGCTAGATGCGCCATATCCTCTTGGACATAAAGTAAATTTGCTTCTACTTGTAATATCTAAAAACAAATCCTGTCTGTTTTCGTTTATTTCTGGTGACCAATGTTTGGGTTTTAACACATAATCTTTATTATCAACCAATGTATGAAGCATTTGCATCCTTATTTGATGTCCAATAGCAGCATTTCCCGGCATGTTTTGATTAACGCTTCCTACAAAACTACAAAATATATTTTTTTGTGTATTTTTAATATTTTTTATAGGAGAAGATATAAGAGGTATTGGAATGGTATCAGGTTGATTGCCACCCGCTGAAAAATTTATTGTTTGTGGTGGTAATTTGTGTGCAGGTGCATCATCATGTTGCGAAACTGTAAAATATTTTTTATTCAAATCAAGGTTATTTAAAACTTGTTGTAAACTGTTAGATAAATCTGGTCTTTGATTGTATATATGAGTCCATTTGATTGGTAGAAAATTCCACCCAGTAGAATCTATTTTATTTTTATTGTTTAAATAATAATTTATGAAATAAGATTCCAAATCATATCCTTCGTGATATGGTGGATATGGTGGATTTACTAAACTTTCGTTGTGATATTTTTCATTAATCATTTTTATGTTTAAAATTGTTTTTAATTAAATTTTTTTAAAAAAGAATTTATTGTATCTCTATAATAATTTGAATTAAAAATGTAATAAGGATAAGATTCGTCTAATGGTATGTCAAACGTATTTTTATCGGTATTAATTTCATATGTTGCTTTTTTACCTGTTATTTCTTCAATTAATTTAATTAATTCGCTTACTTTTATGTTTAAAGGATTAGCAATGTTAATAACTTTATTAGATGCGACTAAATACATTAAAATAATTTTTTTAAAAACATTAATATCAATTAAATTTCTTTCATAATTTGAATATAATACAAAGCTATATTCAGAAAAAACATTTGAACATAATTTATAAAGAAGATTGTTTTTATTCCCACCATGTCCGATGATTTGTGAAACTCTAAATATAATCCAATCTTTACAATTAAGTTTAATTGTTTCTTCCATGTTTAATTTGTGTTTTAAATATAAAGAATTTTGTTTTGATGAATCATAAACATCACATGTGCTAAAGTATATAATTTTTTTAAAATTATTTTCTTTTATTGTTTGTAATAATAAATTTTTTTCTCTTGTAAATTCCTTTGTATCTGTTGATAGTGAGTTTGAAACACCACTTCCAAAAAAAATAAAATTATTGTTATCTATTTCTTTTAAACTGTTAGCAATAAGACCATTACCAATAATCATATATTTTTTTTAAATTGATCTAATGTTAATTTTATTAACTTGATTTTTTTTTCAACGCCTACTGCAAAATTAGCATGTAATAATACAATATCGTTTGGAATGTTAATTTTATCTTCGCCTTCATATCGAACACCATTAAATCCGTAATTAAAAATTTTATGTGAAAACAATTTAATGTTTAAATTATAATTTTTTATTCTTAATAATACATTTGCCGCATCTTGATCGTGTTTAAAATTATCTAGTTTATCATATAAATCTTTAAAGAAAAATTTTGTTTTATCTGATACTTTACAACAAAATATTCCCATACATGCCGTTCCAACGTCTGATTGAAATATTATATCAGAATTTCCCATTTCTGTTAAAAATAAATCTTTGTATGGTTTAATAAAAATTACATCAGGATCGGTAAAAATGAAAATATCATTATTTTTTAATTCATCAAAAGCATTGTTTATAAATTCAACTTTTTTTTTCATTGATTTGTCGAATCCTTCTGATTCATATTCTGCCGATTTACATTCTTGTGGAATATATCTTATTATTAAATCTATTGAAGAATCAAATGGAAAAGAATTTAAAAAATATTTTAAAAATATTTTATGACTATCACTAAAAAACGTGTAATGTTTTATTTTCATATCACTTTAAGTAATTTTTTTTCTAATTCTTCTTCATTAAGAAGTGGGTTTAAAAACATACCATATGGTTGTCTTTTTACAAGATTCTCGTATATAAATTTTTTCCAATTTTTAGAATATGGTGATTTTTCCCATAATTTTGTATTATGTAAAGCTTCTGGTGAAAATTCGTTCCATTTTAAATCATGTTTTTCATGACAAAGATAAACATCTTTATTTCCTATAAAAGATTTACTTTTATTGTACATTTCTAATGAAAACGCAACATCCCATAAATGTTCAGCATATACATAATCGTTAAAATTTTGTTTATTTTCTAACCACCATGTTTTTTTAACGGCCCAAGCATCAAACCCTGCTATTTCTATTCTAAATGGTACAATATTGTTAATATTTTCTATTGGATAACAATCATGTCTTGAAAAAAAATAAGTTTCATATTCACCTTTTAAAATGAGTTTTATTGTTTTTTCTGCTAATAAAATGTCGCTGTTTAAAAAGATAAAATAATCACAACTAGTATCGGCTAATATATCAAAAAAATCTTTAGCTATTGGTTTTTCAGAAGTAGAATTTTGAATAATATCTTTGCATTTTCTTTTTAAAAAAGGAAGATGTTTAAACCCACAAGTTTTATTTGTTTGATCTATATATGTTATATTGTATAAATTTATCTCATTGTATTTACGAGTTAATGCGTTTAAAACTTCAATACATTGATTTTGACGTTTATAAGATTGAAAAATATTAATTCCGATTGATATTTTCACGGCTTTATTGTTTTTAGTTTGTTTAAAAGTTCTTTTTCTGTTGGTTCGGGTATTTGATTTACAGTTAATCCGTGTTTTTTAAAAAAAAGTTTCCATTGGTTATTAATTGTTTCTTGTCTTGAACCATCTGGACGTTCGGTTTGTAATCGACTTGTTGCGTCTGGATTGTTTTCTATATATTCATCTGAATTTTTAATATCAGCAAACCACCAAAACAAAGAAGAATAATCTTGTTGAGATTCTCTATAAGCCATATCAATATCAAAAGGATCTCTAAATTGAGTATCATATAATCCATTTTTAAGAAAACAAGAATGATGGTGATATGTAAATTCATTACACATGTTTTTATAAAAAGATACACCAATATCTTTTGAATAATTTACAGACAATTTTGGTGTTCTTTTATAAGGTGAACCCGAATCCCAAGACATACTAACATATGAAAAATATTTAATTCCTGATATTTTTGAAGTTTCTATATACTTTTTAAATATATTAGAATTTTTAATAATCATATCATCTTCTATGATGAAAATATGTTCGCATTCTCTATTTAGAAGAAAATTAATGGCATCATTTCGACATACGGCTGGATAATAATTTTGATTATGTTGTATCCAATGACAAGCGTATTTTCCCTCATATTGATTTCCACCATTAACAACAACTAATTCTTCAATATTTGAAAGCGGAAGCGATTCATATAAAGCTTTAAAATATTTTTCTGAATTATAAGTTGTTATACCAACGCCAATTTTATTTGTGTTCATTATAAATCTTTTTTAAACTTTCAATTACTTCTTTTTCGGATGCTATTGTTTCGGGTCTTCCATAACCCTGAACAACAGAAAATTTATTTTTACTTAAAAAATAATCTAATGCTCTGACAAAATTTTTCATATAATCATCTTGTGATCTTATTTTACTTTGATCATGATTTTTAACAATATCTTGTATGTAAAGCGTTGAATTTTCAATGTCAGCAAACCATCTAAACGGAGGATGATATCCTGCTTTTATTATTTGGTATGTATGATCTACGTGCTCAAGTGCATTGTAAAAATATTCATCCATGTATCCACATTTATCAATAACATCATAATGATAATAACTAAAAGCACCTAATACGTTAGAAAATAGACTTATTCTTATTTTATTTGGATAATTTATAGTTGTTTGTATAACGGGGCGACCAAGATGATCCAAATTATGATTACCATGTAAACCAAAATTAAAATGTTTAATTCCCGTTTCATTTGAAGCTTTAATATATGCATTAAAAACATTATTATCTTTTATAATAATGTCATCTTCCATTAAAAAAATGTGTTCACATTCACAATCCATCAAATATCGCAATGCTTTATTTTTAGCAACAGCTACACCCTCTTTTCCATTGGTTTTAATGTAACGTATGGAATTTTCTTCCGAATCTATTAAATCTTTTATAGACGTATTACCATCATCAACAACTACAAAACATTTATCATTGATAGTTTTTATCGAAGAGTAGCATTTTTTGAAAAAATCTGGTCTATCACATGTTATTAAACCAAGTCCTATTTTATTTTTTTGCATAATTTTTCTGTATATTTTCTAAAGATGCCATTAATTCCTCGTTGGATACTGGTTTTGGATCATTTTGAGTGGGTATGTATTGATATTTGCTTAAGAAATAAGCATATGCCATATTAACACTTTGATCTGCATTATCTATTTCTTTATAATTTGGTTTTGTTATGTTTGATTCCGATTTAACTAAACCTTCTTTTATAATTGGAATATAACCAACGGGTGGAAATACTTTTTTATCTATCATTCTTTTGATATAATCTAAAACATCAAGATCTTTTGTATTAAAAAATCTTTCATCAAAAAATCCTATATTTGAAACTATACCATTAAACAAATATATAAAATCACTGTTAATTTTATTACTAAGATTTAATGTAATATTATGTTCATCATCTTCAATTGAAAGAGTTGTTTTTTCTGGTCCGAGAAAACACCAAGTTCCAAACACTTCTGCGTTTTTTATTATTTTGCTAAAAATTTCAGAATCGGTTAAACTGTGATTTGAATTAATTAAAAAATAATGTTTTAAACCTTTTATTCTAAAATAATTAATTGCCCAATTTCTTAAAGTTGCAAATGGTATAGTCGAGCTAAATTGTTTTTTATCACAATCAGGGAGTTTATTACTAGTATTTGAGATTACGATTATGTTTTCAATTTCATTTGGAATTGATTTATAACATAAATCAAGGTCATTTTGACTATAAACGTCTATAATTGCTATTCCTATATCTTTCATATTAAAGAATTATACATCTCTTTTATATATTCTACAACTTCTTTTTTATTTTCTATATCCAATGTTTCAATGTATTCATCAATGCTTTTGAGTAAATTAGAACTATCAAGTTCCGCATCTTGGCGTGTTTCTATGCTTGTTTTTTCGGCATCATAATCTATTCTTAATGTTTTAGGGCTAAATGATGCTACTTTAGCTGCGTATGAATTTATTTCATCTTCTTCAATATCATTATCGATAACAATACTAACAAAATTGTTTTTAACTATATTCTCATCTATATCTTTTTTTATAGATAATTTATAATGTTTGGGTGAAATATCATTTTCTATAAATTGAAAAGTATTGTTTAATATGTCAAAAATATAAATTCCTCTGATATCATGTATATCGCCAAAATTGTGTTGATATGGACTTCCTAAGTATGTAATTGATTTATTATTTTCATAATTTCTGTTATCTTTTTTGTGGAAATGACCCGAAATTATACAATCACCAATATCAAACATATTTTTATATGAATGTCCGTGTTCACACACTTTATATGTGTTCATATAAAAAGAAGATATTTCAAAATGACCAAATATTATATCACAATGAGGAACTTTTGTAATATCATATCCCCATGGAACAAGTCCTATTGTTTTATTATAGTTAGTTTTAAGAATTAAAAGTTGATTATCAATTATTTTAATATTATTCCAACCGTCCAGTAGCGTAATTGAATTGATATCACTAGAATCTTTTTTAAAACAATCGTGATTTCCTGTTGAAATATAAATGTTAAAATCTTTAAAATACTCAAAAAATTGTTTAGCAACTGTTAAAGTTTCAACTGAAATTTGACTTCTATTGTGAAATATATCACCGGGGATAATAATTTCGGTAATATTGTTTTCCTGATATAAATTTGAAGCCCATTTAGCAAAATCTAAAGAAATTTTATGAAAAATAGAACTATCTTGTCCTATGCCAAGATGAATATCTGAAAAACAACCTATTTTTTGACTTGCTATTATGTTACAAGACTCTGGCATTAATCTAATGTATCATATAATTTACATTTATCAATCATAATCTCGCATTCTTTCTTTCATGATGCTAATATTATTGTTTTTATGTAAATTTCCAGAACATTCTGACATAAACATAAGTTCTCTTGAGTATTTTTCATGTGTTTCATGTACATGTTTTTCTTTTTTAATTCTATTTCTAAAAGCATTGAAAGCAATTCGAGTAAAATATGAAAATGGATTAGTTCCTTTATCTCTATTATATTTTTTGGCAATTAAAGCTTTCATCATACGTATGACACCATCCCCAACCATCTCTTCTCTGTAACTGTAATTAATAAAATTTGGAGCATAACTTAATTTATGTGATATTTTACTTACCATTAAAGCTAAATTATCAGACATTTTACCAGTGTCATAATAATTCATAATTTCTTGATCAAATTCAGCAGGTTGAACATAAAATTTTGCTTTGTCACCCGTTGTTTTTCTGCCTCTTTTTTTAGGTTTATCTTCTTCTGATGTTACATTTTTATCTTTTTCAATGTCTTCGGTAACATCATTATCATCATCATCATCATCATCATGATCATCATCATCATGATTAATATCATCGTCATCATCTGTAATTGGTTCATATCGATCATCAAAATTATTAAACGACAAATCATCATCCTCATCATCAAAAACGGGTTCTATGTTGTTATCAAGAAGTTTTTTTCTTTTGTTATATTTTCGTTGTGCTATATATGTATTTTTCTGTTTCATAAAGTTTTATCCGTTCTTTTGCGTGAGTTTTTCCATATTTTGTATTGTCAGCAATATCAAAAATAATAGCCATTGATTTTGTTGGGTGTAAACGTAATGCCCGTCCTATTGATTGCATAATTTTAATTTTAGCTTTTCCCGCCGAAGCAAAAATAATATTATGTAAATTTGGAATATTAATACCTGTGCTAAATATTTTTGAAACGGCAACTGCAATTATATCATTTCGTTCTTCCATTAATTTTCTAATTTTTTCTCGTTCTTCGATTTCGGTTGATCCTCTTATAAAATAAATTGGACGTTTATCTTCACATATTTCTTTTAATGCAATTTCAATATTTATCCCATGATCTATTCTATCGACCATAATAATGGTATTATTATCTAATTTAGATGCAAGTTTAGCTATTATGTTGTTTCTTCTGTCATTATTTATTAAATATTCTATTTCATTATTATATGCTTCTGCTGGTTTTGTTACATTTTTTGTAAAATTTGGTATATTACTATGTTCTATATCAAGAACCATTATTTTAAAATTAGAAACGTAATTTTTTTCTCTAAGATCTTGTGTTTTTTCCTCATATATTACTGGTCCGATTTTACCAATAATATTCCACTGGTCTATTAAAGACGATGGCATAGTTCCCGTAAATCCAAATTTATAATCAGTATTTATAAGTTGAAATATTTTATTAATTTCATTACCTTTACGTAAACCATGGGTTTCGTCTATAAGAAGAATATCAACTTTATCTAAAATCGATAAATCAGTTTTATCGCTTAATAATATTTGAGTTCCAGCTACAATTGTAGTTGCATCTGGTGTTGGTATATTGTTACCCGACCATTTTGTAACTTTTTCCACTCCATAATCTTCAAAATCTTGTGCTGTTTGTGTAACTAATTGTAATGACGGCACAACAACTAACGCTAAAGCATCAGGTTTGTTCATATTCAACCTTAAGCTTTCAATAACACCAGCCATTATAAGAGTTTTACCACCAGCAGTTGGAATAATAATCACACCTCTACCTTTTTTTATAGCTTTTTTGATAGATTTGTCTTGATGATCACGATAAACCATACAATATTTTTTAATAATTGGATCGTCAAATCCATTTTTAAATTTGTTTTTTAAATTAAAATCTATTTCATATGATAATTGTTCAGAATCTAAATATGCTGTTATATTTTCAAGCAACCCAAGATCAAATCTACCTGATGGTGTAATTGCATATAATCTAGCTGGTGTGAATTTATTACCTCTCCCATACGCTGGATTTGCGATAGAAAATTTATTTCTAATAAAATTTAAAACACCAGAATCGGTTTTAATTTCGCCTTGTTTATCATTTAATAAATTTAAATTAATCATGTTGTTTCCATTACCATTAATTTGGTAGCATTGCTTATATCGTAAGTTGTTGAACTGAATATTTTTTCAACTTTTTCAAGATATTCGATTATAATATCTATATCTTTTAATTCTTCGTCAATTTTTTTAATTATATCTGAAGATTCTACTTTTTGTTTTATAGAAACTTTTGGAATACCAGTTGGTATGTTATCAACCGATAATTTTGCTAAAACTTGTTCTTTTAGTTCTTTCTTTTTTCTTTCTAAACCAAGTTTATGTCTTTTTTGTTCCATTAGCCGAGAAACCCATTTATGTTTAACAGCAGGGAGCATTAATTGCCTATCAAGAATATTGATTTGGTCAATTTTTGTATCTTCTTTGATTTCTTCGAAATATTTATTAAACAATTCCATAAATTATTTATAAGTACTTGTAATATAACATATGTTTAATAAATTTCAAGTGTTAGTTAATCAATTATTATCAGAAGATAATAGCGCAGGTGCCGTATTTGGAAACGCAACGGCAGATCCTAATAATAATATTGTAACAACTGATGATATAAAAACAACAATGGCTATTGCTGGTGGTACTAAAAAAACTAAAAAAAAGAAAAGATTTTTTCCAGTTGCAAAAAGAAAATTACCAGAAACCGTTATAATTAAACGTTAATGGATACTGGACATTGGATTTTAAAAGAAGGTGTTAGTATTACCGATAAATCTTTTGGATTTATATATGAAATAACAAATACAATATCTAATAAAAAATATATCGGTAAAAAACAATGTTCATCTCGTGTTAAACGTAAACCTTTAAAAGGTAAAACCAGAAATAGAATTGATTTTAAAGAATCGGATTGGAAAACATATACAAGTTCATCAAATGAACTTATAAAAGACATTCAAAAATACGGAAAAGATAAATTTGAATTTAAAATATTAAAAGTATGTGATTCTAAATGGGCTTTAGCGTATTTTGAAGCTAAAGAACAAATGGAAAAGGATGTTTTATTTAGAGAAGATTACTATAATGGCATTTTAAACATGAGAATAGGTAAAGCACCTAAAGAAGAACTAAAGAAATTTAACAATAATAAGGTAATTATATAGATTATGAGCCACTGTATTTATTGCAATTCTACCACATACGGTAAACCATGCATTTTTTCTCCACAAAACGTTCATGTTCATTTTGGAGAACCAAATAAATGTATTTATTGTGGCTCAAAAGTACTAGGCGGTGGGTGTTTATTTAATCCTTTTGGTAAAAATCATATTAGAGGGCCAGAATATCTTGCCAACGTCAAAGAACAAGTTGAAAAATCAGTAATTTTAAATTATCTTTATGAAAATATTAGTAGAGATTCTTTTAATGGTCATTTAACACCTCTTAGTCGTTTTTACAGACGTTTGCGTGATATTGTTAGTAGTGCAAGTCAACCTCTACTTGAGGCTTTGAACCTTCAATGTAAACCAACATACGCTAATTTGTCAAAAGAACATAATATTAAAGCATTTGAAGTAAAAGAAAGACTTGTTGAGCAATACAAACAAATTAACAATACTTTAAAACATGCAAATTTGTCATTTCCACAAGAATTGGTTGAAGAAATTTTAATAGATGCTATAATTTCAGCTAGTGAAGAGAAAGCATAAACAGTATTTTATATACTATTTAAAAGAAAACATTTTTATTTTTGATGTATTCGATTATATCGAAGAGTTAGCGGCAGATTATGTTGATTACTGCTTTGAATGGAAAATGGTAAAAGATAATTTTGTTTCCGAAAAAAATATAACTATTAAAGAATACGTTGAATCTTGTGCAGATGATACCGTATTAAGTATAGATTTTTTTAAAAATAAAACAAATTCAAAATTTTTATGTTATTTTAAACCTAAAAAAGAATTAAATCTTTGGTCAAATTATTTTAAAAATCCTAATAAATTTATTAAAAAAAGCAAAAATATATTAAAATGTAAATTACTCAATTTTAAAGAAGTACCAGAAGAATTAAATTTGTTTCAAAATATAAAAGGACGATTTAATAACATTCCATGTATTTTACCTACAGGAGAAGATGAAGATTTTTTACTTAAAAATTTAAAAAAAATGAAATAGCTCTCTTGACAAAACAATACTACATCGGTATAATATCAATGTGCGGTTTTTATAAGATATTATAATATTTTTAATACAATAAAATTAAAATAATACCTTTTTATATTAAATTTATAATTGAATTAAACCTACATATAATATATTCATTGAAAAATTTAATTTTTGTTGTTATAATTGACACATGAACACAATGGTCATAGGTGATGTGCATAATCACATTAAAGCTGCTGAAGAATTAGCGTCTCGCTATGAAAAATCACACAAAATAATTTTTGTTGGTGATTATTTTGATGATTTTTACGATACTCCCGATATAGCCGCCGCTACTGCTATGTGGTTAAAAGAATCTTTACATAAACCAAACAGAATTCATTTGTATGGTAATCACGATCTTCATTATTCACCATTCTGTGAAGTTAATGGTAAAAAACTTTATATGTGTTCTGGATATGAGCCTATAAAAGATGAAAGTGTAAAAAAAATTTTAAACTCAGATGATTGGATTAAAATGAAACTTTATCATTTTGAAAGTGGAATTCATTTTACTCATGCGGGTATTGCAAAAGAATTTTTTGAACATCCTATTAACGGCTTAACCAATGAAACTATTTTTGAAACTATAAAAAAAACCGAAACAAATTTTTATAACAGAGAACAATCAGATGTTATCGGTGGTGCGGGGTATTGTAGGGGTGGTACTAATCCAGTTGGTGGTATTACTTGGAATGATCACAATATGGAAGCAAACCCAATACGAAACATTACACAAGTTTACGGGCATACGCCAGTGAACAATATTGATATTTTGGAAGATAACAATGGTACTAATGTATGTATTGATTGTGGATTATCAGAAATATTAGAAATTGATGTTGATGGTAATTTTAGTATCGTAGAAACAGAATTTGACAATTTCTATGATCCATATAAGAATATTAATAACAAATGGGGATAAATATGAAAATGAATAGTACAATATTTTTTATTATAATTGGATCTTTGTTAATAGCTGGCTGTGCCGCCATTGAAAAGAAAAAACAAACACCACCTAGCGTATCAACAGAAAAAGTTATTCAATCATTAAATGATACTAAAATCGATCTTGAACAAGCAGGACAAGCTAACACAAAAGTTGCAGCAAATATAGATAAAGCTTTAACACTCGCTGAAAGACTTGATGTTCTTTTGGATCAAATTGAAAAAGAACAACAAAATTTAACAACTAAAAATGTTATTAAACCCATAAAATGAAAAATTTATTACCATTATTATTTTTACTGACAATTAGCACAACAAGTTTTGGACAATTTTGGAAACCAAAAGCAAAACCAAGTCCAACACCTGTTTTGGCTACAAAACCAATTTTGTCATCAAAAAATAACTCTCTACAGGAAGCAAAAGCTGTTATCAAAGAACTTAATAATGAGCTTACCGCTGCAAAAACAACTAATGCTGAGTTAAAAACTAAATTAAATTCAGCTAATAGTAAAGTTAAAGAAGCCGAATTGAACACACAAAAAGTTCAAAAAAATGCAGATTCTTTAAAAGCATGGGGGATAGAACAACAAGATCAAGCATTTCAATGGATGGACAAATATACCAAGACAATTAAAAGATATCATCGTCTTAAAAACGTAGCAGCTGTTGTGGCTGGTCTTTTTGGCGCAATGTTAGGCATGTGGTGCATGAGATTGGTCCCTCCCGTTTACGCAGCATACGCACTTGCATTACCTATTGCGGGTGCTGTATTGGCTTTTGGGACCGTTTGGATGTTTTTCTGATAAGTATTATCAGAAGGACATTCAAAAGTAATGTGGGACAAAATAACAACAATAGGACAATCGTTAGCAGCAATGCTAACACATGATAAAGCACCACCAAATACTCCACCTGAATATGTGGAGGAAATGAAATCAATCAACTTTTTAAGAAGTAAAAAGTTTTTTATTGTTTTTACTTCTATATTGATGTTACTTGGGTTTTATAGTGTTAGTGTTTTTATTTTATTTTTAACTGCAACAGTACCTATTATTACAACACCATTTGTAACAATATTCGTTGAAACGATAAAAATATTTGCAATCATTATTTCAGCATATCTTGGATTACAAGCAGCTATTGATTTTAAATATAATAGTTCATCCAATGTTAATTTAAACAGTGAAATTAAATATGCGAAAGAAGAAGTTCAGCAAACCATAATAGAAATATATGCTGAAAAGTATAAAGATGATCCATCTTATGCTCCATTAAAATGGGTGGAGGAACAACCACATGAATAATTGGCCTAAACAAAATTTCACTTCAATGACCGCTTTTTATGGTTCAGTTGGAGAAAACATGACACAAATACAACTCCCTTATGAAATGTATTTGGCGTGGGATGAAAAAGCTAAAGTTAAAAAAATATCTTGTAATAAAAAATGTGCAGAGTCTTTACATGCCATTTTTGAACAAACATTAAAAACATATAGTTTAAAAGATATACAAAAATTAAAACTCAACAGTTTTGGGGGTTGTGTTAATGTTAGAAAAATGCGTGGCGGTTCTGCTTGGTCCATTCATTCTTGGGGTGCTGCTGTTGATCTAGATCCTGACAGAAATAGACTTAAATGGGGAAGAGATAAAGCAGTTTTTGCTAAAAAAGAATATGATGCATTTTGGAATATTGTAGAAGATGAAGGTTGGGTTAGTCTAGGAAGAGTTAAAAACTATGATTGGATGCATTTTCAAGCAGCCAATCTTTAATATACAGGAAAAAGAATTGTATCGATAAATTCTCTGGCTTTGGCTGCACCGATATAAGCTGATAGTGCTTTTGAAGTTTTATCATTTTTTCTTTGATTAAAAGAATAATCATTTTGAATGGCTATTGATTTTTTAACATCATTAGGTTCCAAATAGCAACCATTTAAATTTTGATTTTCTACAAAATTAACATATTTCATAAATAAACCAGTAAATTCTTTTATTAAAACTTTTTGATCTAAATTTTTAGGGCTTATACATATAAAATTTTCCGAAAAGAAATTAGCCCATTCGGGTAACTTTCTTTCATTTTCGATATATTTTACTTTTAATTCTTTTAATCTAACAGGTAAAATTAAATTGTTATAAGGACATTTAGTAAAATCACAAAATACACCAGTTACTATATTGTTCAATGCGATTACATCGAAGCCGTATATGGGTATATTTTTAAAATAAGATGGAAAAAATGTGCAATGTAGTACTTCTATTTTGCCATTAATACTTTTAAAGTATTCTAAATGACCATAACGAATTGATGGGTTAAAATAAAAATTATTTTCCCAAATAATATCTTCGTTATTTTCTATCTCACTGCGATATTTAATTTTTTGAAAATATTTATCGGCTATTTCTTTGTGCGAATTATATAATTCTTTAATCATCCCATGATTTTATCTAAAATTTTATTATGATTTTCGTAAACTTTATTTACTTCAAAAATAAATTGATCTTCATCTTCAGGTGAAATAACAAGCATAGATCTAATTTTTGTAATTGTTTCCTTTGTATTGTTATATTTTAAAGAAGAATTGTATTTTATGTGTTTAGAAAGCATTTGACCACCATATACGTCTTTTAACCATTCGACATATACAACAGGAAGAAGCATTAAATCTGATTTTTGACCTAATTCATTCATCCATTCAAAATAATGTAAATCGTTGATTGTAAAAACACAACCATCTTTAGCATATTGCATAAGATCATTATTCATCAAGAATGATCTAATAAGTTCTCCCGATAAATTCAATCTTTGTTCAATATACATGAAAATTGGTAAAAGATTTTGTAGATATAAAAAATATTTTTGATCGGGAAGTTCACCTTTTAGTAAAGATACATGAAAAGAATGATTTTCTGAAGAATCATGCAGGTCTTTTGTTTGATGTTTAAGTTTTTCTTGAAAATTCATACG